AGATCGCGAAGTTAGCACCGGCAACGCCACCGTCGGTATGGACATCCGCATCACCAGAGAAAAGGTGAGTAGGTTCCCATGAACCGATAGGACCGCCGCCAGCGAGCAGGTTAGGTAATGATCCAGGCATGTTATTTACCCCTGTTGATTTATCCAGAGCCTAAGCCCGCTGGATTAGTTGAATTTGAAGCCGAAAGAACTGAGATTGGCTTCGAGGTCGCCTTCTTCAGCCTGCTTCTCTTCGCCGCCGCCATTCGCGCCCACGTTCGGATGTTCACCCGAATCCATCGCCTTTTCGAAATTGGTTTTAGCCGCTTCCGGAGTGGTGGTGGTGGTCGCAGCTGGAGCCGCAGCAGAAGTTTCTTTGCCAGCAGCGTTCAGCATGGTGTTAGCGTCTTCCACGCTCATACTGGTGCTGAAGGCGATATGGTTCGCTAAGGCCGGTCGGTCTTTCGCGGCTTCACATCCCAGAATACCTGCGATGCGAGTTTGCTCAGCCTTCGCGCCGTCATTGCGAGCTGCATTCAGCTCCTGATCGGTCACGCCCGCATTTGCCTGCGAGTTATCCGGCTTGGTTGTGGTTTTGTTTTCACCAGGCATTTCGTCGTCCTCGATGTCGTCGTTATCCGAGCCGGAAGGCCCGTTGATAAATGTCGTAGCGGCCTGATTCGGCGTTGCTACGATGTCAATTAGGCCCAGGCCTAATGCGTCCTGCGCACTATAGCATCGTGCCTCAGTGGCGCGCACACTTTTTTCATCCAGACCGCGGTTCGTCGCCACCAGTGAAACAAACTGGTCGTACGCCTGATCGATGTCTGCCTGAATATCTTTTCGCACTTCTTCCGGGAGCTCAGCGAATGGATGGCCATCAGCTTTATGGGCGCCCGCGGTGATGAGCGTAATCTTGATGCCGTAATCTTCGAGTGCTTTTGAGATGTCGATGTGCATCGAGATGACGCCGATACTGCCCGCTCCACCCGACGGCGTCACTGCAATCTGGTCGGCTGCACTGGATAGTGCGTATGCAGCTGAGTAGCAGTTGGAATCCACCACCGCCAGCGTTGGCTTTTCGATTGCCGCCAGCTCTGCAGATAACTCGAAGCAACCCGCTGCCTGCCCACCGTTACTGTTCACGTCGAAAATGATGCGCTCGACGTCGTCATCCATCGATGCCAGCGCTGCCTGGCGACGGATAAAATTATAGCCGGTGACATAGCCGTAATAGTATCCGCTGTACCGGTTGATCAGTGAACCGTGAACCGGGATGACAGCGGTACCGTTGGCAAACGCGAAAGGTTTATCCGCCGATGCCGGTCCGAGGCCGTAGGTCTCACACAGGTTCTGACGCATGGCCAATTCGGCTTTTGCTTCGTAGTCATCGTCATCGCAGCTGTTCATCGCGAGGAAGTGGTCGCTGAGAGAAGCGAGGAAACGCGGCTCCAGCAAAACCGGCGAGTGGTTCATCTGGCTCAGAACATTCATGGCCGTGCTGCGTACGTGCATTTTACTCATCGGTTTTATCTCCGTCGTCCGAGTCGCTGGTCTTATCGCCAGCGTCATCTTCGCTGGAGTTCTGGTCAGCATTCTCTTCTTTAAGGGGCTGTCCTGTAAAGTTGAGTTTCTTCTCGGAAATGATGTTCTCTTCCTCAGCACGCTGGGCAAACACGTCGCGCCAGTCGCCACCGAGACGAGCAATCTCGATCTCGTAGGTAGAGAGACCGTTCTTGATTCGCAGGATCGCGGCTTCAGTTTCTTTCTTCTCGTCAATCTGGCCGCGGCTGGCACCAATCCACTCAGCTTTGGTCAGAGCGTCTTTTACCAGCGGCTCGTAAAACCAGTCACGCGTTTTGCCCGGGGGCAGCGAGATGTTGCCGGCCGCAATTTCTTCTTCCATCCAGAGCGCGTAAATGTGCGAGGCGAAGCGATCGGCCAGCATCTTTTTGCGGCTGTTCATGAACTTCCAGGTTTCGCCCATCGATGCGCGCGCACTCGAGTAGTTGGTCTGAGTGTAGTCACGGCTGAACTGTTCATACGACATGCCCAGACCAGCGGAGATGTTGCGCAGCAGCGACTGCTCGTAGTCCGTACCGACACCGCCGGGCGTGCCCATCGGCTGCATCTTCAGTTTGGTACCCGGGAACAGATGCGGAATCTTAACGCCGTCCATCTGGATGTTCTTGGCGCCGCGGGAATAATCGAGCATACCCATCATGAACGTCTTCAGCATGTCACCGAACTGCGACTGACCCATACCCATCTGCTGCCAGATCATCTCGCTCGGCAGCTCCGACTCGATGGCCGCTGCATACGATGCGTTGACCACGGCGTTCTGTAGGACGATCTCCTGGAAGTTTTTGGTCATCTTCATCTGCTTCAGCACCGCGACCATTTCGCTAATACCGCGAACCTGACCCGGCAGCAGAGGTTCGAAAATATGGATGACCTGCTTACGGCCCCACGGTTTCTCCGCTGGCACGTAAATCCATTTCCAGTCGTCCACGCCCAGCTCGTCACCGGGGAATGCTTTGCGGAAGTGGTACCCGAGCGGCGCGCCGTACGCATCCAGCAACACGCCGGACTTCAGGTTATCAGAATCCGTCAGGCCATTCGGATTACAGAGACGAACCGGCGACACCATCTGGACCGCAGTCTTAAACGGTCGGTTAGATTTGCGGATCCACTCCGCCGTCGCCAGCAGCTCACCGGTCATCAAAAACCCGCCAACGGCCAGACGCACCAGACCGGTCAGCGTGTTTACGCCGGCCGCATCGAAATAGTTGTTCGGCGACTCTGCCACCAGATTGAAGCGGGCCTCAACTTCCTGCTGCCAGCCGCGTGCCCAATCTTCGGTAACGCCCAGCACTCTGGCCACCGGCTTAGCGTTGAGGCGATACTGCGAGCCGACGATGCTGTCACGGTGAATGGCCACTGTGCCGGTCGCATAACCGTCCGCCTGCACAATCTCCTGACCGCGAGCATCAGCCAGCGTTTTAACGCGCTGGATTTGCTGATTGGGTGACTCGATGCGTGGTACCCATGTGGCCAGCTCTCGGGTGTTGCGTTCAGCGCCTTCCATGCCGCCGCCGAACATCTGCTTGTCGTTGCCCTGAATTGCGCCTGAGATGGCGCCTTTAAGGTCGATTAGTTGCGTCATCAGAAAATGAACCCCGCTGGTGGACTTGCTTTTCCGATGCTGGACATGCACAGCGGATCGGATGGATCAAGGCGACAAATTTCAGCCATCAGGCCGTTAATGTACGCCCATAAGTTGAGCTTGTTAGCCGCAGTGTACTCGATTCGCTCGGCGTTTTGGTCAACGAATACGCGCGCGCTGCCACCGGTCATCAAATCATGGTACGCCTGCTGTGCTTCTGCCAGGCGTGTCCGGAGTACTGTGAGGTACGGAGTGTCGATTGCCATGCTGCCCCCTTAGGCCATTTCTTCTGCGAGTGAACTGAATGAGAACTGTGTCTCGGGAGCAACGGCAAATCGCATCTCTCCTTCAGAGGTACGGACCAGATCATTGTCGTCCCACGGCTTAGCCCATCCCGGCGGATTATCCCAATCCAGCAATTCAACCGCCAGCATTTTCGGTGAGACGCACAACGCGATAACGTAATAGCTCAAATCCCACGCTTCGTTTCGGGACCGGTTAGGGTTATGCCAGCCCTTCTCGTCGCGAATCTCGACGCATAATTCTGAGTAGAACTCGTCCGGAAGCCAGTCGGGCATGTGATACATCCCTTTGCCGGGCTCGAGCACGCTAAGGCGGTTATCCAGCATGTCCTTAATCATGTTCGAGTGCATGAACAACACCGGGATATCCCCGCGAGCTGCGGACTTATTATCCTTCCGGTTTGTGTCCGGGAAGCCCAGCACCGTACGCGGCATCGATGGCCGGTGGTCACCCTTCAACAGGATAAATCGGCCATGCAGGTTTTTCTGGCGCAGCCCACGGTAGAAGTCATATGCCTTGTCCGTGGCGCCCGCCGAACCGCCGGAGTCACAGCCTGTAAATTTGACGCGCATCTTACGGCCTGAGTTGTCTCCCAGCTCGTATTCCCGCAGCATGACCTCGGTTTCGATTAAGTCCCAATCTTCCGAGTAAACCGCGGGCTGCAGCGGCATGGGGTCACCGTCGTGGTCCAGACGATTCGACTTCACAATTTCAAAGCTATCGATAACGTACATGTCAAACGGCTGGCCCGGTGCAACGCCAGTGATCTGCACGCGGAAAGAACGTTTCTGAACGTCGACGGTACCGACCAGGAAGCGAACCCCGGGCGGTACCATCCTTTCCGGTAACGGCGCCGACCGCGCTTTTAGTGCTTCCGGCACGCGCAAGGTCTCCATCGAACGGGGCATATATGGCTCGCCCATGTCGTTGTTCCAGAATTTCTTCAGCGACTCTTCCGACAGGGTGCGCTGATACTCATCTTCCGCATCGAGGTAGGTCATTACCAACGTACGCCAGGACGCAAACGCCGCCGCCACGCCCCGTAACCAGAACGAAGCAAACTCGGAACGTGGGTACTCACCGATCAGTCGACCGTTCTTAACGCTACACCCGTCTGGCACCCACATGCCCCACTGCTGCATCTCGATGCGGTCATCCGGGTGGATCTCTGCGCCGCAGTGTGGGCAGACCATCCGGACCGTTTCCGCACGCTCAAGGTTGGTCATGTTTTTACTTTTCTTCATGTCGTCCCATTGCAGGTGCTGGAACATGCCCTCAAAGTACTCATCGCAGTGCGTGCACGGCCAGTACCAGCGCCGACGGTCACCGCGGTTGTACAGCGCGAGGATCCCTTCACACGGCGGTCCCTGGTGAGGCGTCTGAGCAATCCAGTTCGGGTCGATAACCGGGCGGGAAGGTGATGACTCCGCGCAGCACATGGCGAATGAGTTAAACGACGTCGTACGCTTCGTTGCCAGGTCGAAGGCGTTACCATCCCCACCGATGTCATCGTCCATACGGTCGAAGTCGGTCATGATGATGCGCCCGATTGGACGACCGGCCAGCTCGGTGACCGACGGGTACGTCAGCGTCAGGATCATGCCGGTCTGGTAGTGCTTATCGAATTTGTTATCGGCATCGCGGCTTTTACGCAGCACGGCGCCAATCTTCGGGCTGTCCCGGTGCAGACGGTCGATACGACGCATCGAGAAGTCGCGCGCTGCGGCCAGCGTCGGACAGACGACCATCGTGTCCAGCGGGTCAACCTTAATCGAGTACGCCACGCCATTGATGATCAAAGCGTCCGTCTTGCCGCACTGTGCGGGTCCGACGAACGCCATCTTTTTGTACCGGCGAGAGGCGAGCGTATCCATCGGCTCAACCATGTACGGCGTCGTGTAGTTCAGCCAGTCGCCAACGTACGCACCGGGCTGATTGACCTTGCGGTACTGCTCCGCAGCTCGGGAGACTGTGATTCGCTGAGGCGGGCGAAGACTATCGGAGAGGCTGGCCACCACCTCGTCCAGATTCTTATAGGTCTTCTTCTTCATCGCTTTTCACCGTGGGGTTGTTGATCAGTGAGTCGGCCATTTTGTTGAGCGCGCCATCTACCATCGCGCTCAGCATCTCACGCTGTTTATCGGTAAACGTGGTTTCACGTTCAATGGCATCGCCCATCAGCAGCATGGTCATACGCAGCTTTTTGAATACGCCGCCCAGCTTCTCAACCACGTCATCGGTGCGCCAGAGATCGCCCGCCTCTTCCTCATACTTCTGCTTAGACAGCGCACCCGCCCAGAACTCCTTTGTCAGGTGTTTGGGCAGGTCGTTGTGGTGCATACGCCGGATGTACGTCTCGATGTCGTAGATCGGCTTAACGAGGTGTGGTGCGACTTCGTGGATGTAGTAAATCGGGTACCCGCCACGGGTACCGCACTGAGGGACATCGAGGATCTTTGGCGTAACGTCACGCCGGTCCATGTGGAATATCTTGGCCAGCTGCGTGATATTCACTCCCTGGAATATCATGGCCTCCGTCTCGGCATCGTTCTGATTGCTGCGGCGCGCGCGCTCAGCCATCTCCGTCTGACGTTTTGACGATGTTTTCGCTACCATATTTCTGCCTCTGCCTTTTTGGCTTCACGACGCTTGCGAGCTGCAATGCGTTGTCTGATTCGACTAATCTCGCCGAGCATCCACTCCTGCCCGTCGGTCTTTTCTTTCAGTGCCTCGACGACACCCCCGTCCACTGTTTCCATCTTCACCAGCTGGCCAGTCTTCTTATCCTTCTCCAGACCCTCAGCGATGAGGTGAATGTTCTGGACAGAATGCGTCTGGCCCTGTCGATCCAGGCGCCCGACAAACTGCTGATACAGCTCAAGAGAATACGGGATGTCATACCAAACGATAATGTGTCCGCCCTTCTGCAGGTTCAATCCGTGACCGGCAGACTGCGGATGAGCCAGCAGCATTTTAATCTGGCCCTTATTCCACTTTGTAACACATTCGCCCTCTTTGTCCATCTGGACCGCTTTCGGGAAGCGCTTCTTCAGGCGGTCCAGCGATGACTGGAAGTGATACCCGACCAGAATGTTGTGCCCTTCACATTCCTCCACGATTTGCTGCAGCTCGTTGAGCTTTTCGTCGTGCAGCTCGTAAACGTCACGCTTGCGGATCGCATTACCGTTGCTGTTGAGTCCTTCGAAATAACTGTCATAAACCACGCCTGAGCATATCTGCAGCAGCTTGGCCGACAGCGATGCCGCCGTCTCTGCCTCGATGGCCACCTCTTCGCCCGTACCCCATTCGTCGTCGACCGCCATGACCATGTTTTCCTGCAGGTCTTTGTAGATCTTGCTCTGCTCAAAGGTCATCTTCACACGGCGCTCGATGTCTATGCGCGGCAGCATGTGCAGGTACTCAGACGCGCGCATCACCAGACAGATATTCGCTATCTTCTGGACGATTTGTTCCTCGGCGCCGGGCTTGAGTTTGTGCGTGTAGTTATATTTGTTCTCTTTGAAATATTCCTCCCGGTAGGCCGTGATGCTTTTGCCGAACCGTTTACCTTCATCCAGCAGGAAGATCTGCGCGAACACGCCCATGTAGCCCTCAGCAACAGGCGTCGCGGTCAGCTCAACCAACCGCTTGATGTAGCGGCGGACGTTGCGCAGAGCCTTGAAGCGTTTGGTAGTGTGGTCTTTGAATGAGCTGGATTCGTCGATGACGACCATGTCGTATGGCCATTTGCCTTTGTACTGCAGCACCAGCCATTCGATGTTGTCTCGGCTGACGATATGGATGGACTCGTTGCCCCGCGCTGCGCGAGCACGGTCCTCCGGCTTTTTCTGGTTCAGCACCATGTAATTGGTCATGCAGGTGTGATCCCACGTCGCCAGTTCGTCCGGCCACGTTTTATTCGCAACCCTACGCGGAGCCACCACCAGTACTTTCTTGATCTCTTCGCTCTGCAGCAGGTCCATCATTGCGGTCAGGGAAATAATGGTTTTACCCAGGCCCATATCGATGAACAGCGCGCAGTACGGGTTCTGCATGATGTGGTTGTAGCCAGTAACACTCTGGTATTCGTGCATCATGTAACGGTATAGCGTCACATCCTTATGGCGCATATCCCGGTAATAGTCATAAGAGATCAAGCCATTCTTTAGCAGACTCAAAGTTGTCAACCCAGCAGACGATAGCGCCATATTCTTTCATCTCTTTTATGCGGTGATACTGTTGCGCGGTAGGCTCTTCGTCCGGACGTTTCACCTCCATCCAGAGCACGATGCCTCCGCGAATAAACACACGGTCCGGGACCGCCTTCTTCGAGGGGGAGACAAATTTCGCCTGCCACCAGCCCGTCGCCTCGGCGTATTCCCGGATAGCTTTCTCGACCTTCGACTCTCTGACCGGTACTTTGGCCATCAGTCTTTCCTGTACCAGTAACCTTCCCAGCCAGCTGCGCCGAGAGGCAGTCCGGGCGCCCATTTCAGCGGTGCGGACATGTGCTTAATCAGTCTGGCCAGATTATGCTCCTGGTCTTCCTCAGGAACCTCGGTGATGATTTCATCGTGAACGTGGAATACGATTTTGAAGCCGTCTGCGTGGGCCTTCTTCAGACCTTCCATCAGAACGTCGCGCGCGATGGCCTGGACGATGTTCTCCACCAGTTTGCCGCCGTGGCTGTACTGCATACCCCACTTGTTCTTACCTTCCATCCGCCCTTCATAGGTCAGCTGGCGCTTTTTGTATTTACGGACTTCACCGGTCTCTTTGTCGACGTACTCCTTTTCGACTTCACGGATAGCAGCTTTGAAGTAGCGCAGGCGGCGTCCGGACGGCAGCTCGATCGACAGGAATGGCTTTTCCCAATGGAATACCACTTTGCCGCAACGCACGGAGCTTTTGGTCTTCAGACAGCGTGCTGCTGCCTTCTCCAGCTGGAACCAGTAGTCAACGATTTCCGGGCAGAGCTCACGGAACGCATTAACCGAGTCGTGTGCTTCCTGTTTGCTCATGTGAACGCCCATGTTCTCGGCGTAGCCCCACAGACCCGACTTCATGCCGCTCGGCATCAGGTCACCACCCCCCAGACGATAACCGGCACCCAGCGTCGCGGGTTTGGCTTTCGGGCGGTGAGGTTTAGTCTCTTCATACGGAATCTTCAGCCAGGCCGCGGCGAACGACTGGTAAAGGTCTCGCCCCGCCCTGAGCGTGTCCATGAACCATTTACAGTCGGTCAGCCAGCCGATCACCACCGATTCGATGGATGACAGGTCGGACACGACGAACCGGTGACCCTCGGACGGGATCATGGCGCCGCGCAGCATACCGACCAGGGCGTTCATCACCTCGCCGTAGTAGAGCTCCACGCCGTCAGCGTCGCCGTCTTTGATGAACCGGCGCACCAGCTCCTGCGCGTAGTCGCTCTCGAGCAGCTTTGGCGTGCGGGGCATGTTGTGGGGCTGAAGGTCACGACCCGCGTGCCGGCCGGTACGCTGGGCGCCGCACATCTGCAGACCGTAGCGGAATCGACCATCCGACTTCTCGGCACGCAGCATCACCTTCAGCTTGGCCAGTGAGGACTTCGAGCTGTCTCGGCGCATCTGCAGCACATCGCAGCACACCTGATCCATCTTGTTGTGCTTGCCCGCCTCGCGTAGCGCCTTCTCAACCGAGTCCGCGCGCATGTCGCCGAACGGGTAACCATGCTCCTTGGCCCAATCGAGAAGTTGCATGACCGAGTTGGGGTTGACCAGCCCTGTCATCCGCACCATCTTCTCGATGATTTCAGGCTTACGGCTCTCTGACATCAGAATCGCCTGGCGGACGAATTGCGCGTCCATCCGGATGCCTGTGTCATTGATAAGCTGGTCGAGCGCATAGATTTCCCACTCGCTTTCCGGTACCGAGAATTTACTCAGTCTCCGGGCGATCGCGGACTCCGCGCGAACGTCCTGTCGGTTGTACTGGCCAAACTGCTCCCATTCGTCCGGGTTCGTCAGTGCGTCACGCCAGCGCAGCGGGTCTTTTTTGGTCGGATTTCGCGGCACGGTGAACATCTGAATCAGCTTTCCGCCCAGCGGATCTTTAATCTTCGATGCATCGAAGCCCATCGTTTTGCCGATGGTGGCCAGGTCTCCGGCAAAGCCCATCATGTAGGCATTTACCATGGTGCAGCGCCAGCTCTCGTACGGGGTTTTTATTTTGAGAAGACGTTCGGTAACTGTGCGCTCGAATTGCGCGTTGAATGCCCACTTGATCACGTTCGGGTCGCGCAGCGCGTCTTTGAGGTCGGGATCGATTTTTCGGGACATGGTCTCGTCCCAGAATTTGATATCGCCGCTGTCGTTAAAATCCCACGCAGCCATCAGGCAACGGGCTTCGGGGTCTCGGGTGTACAGATCAAGACCTACGTTTTTAATCGATACGCCGCTGGCGGTCTCGTAGTCCAGGCGCATGATGGTTTGTTGAGGCATGTTGATCTCCGGTGACAAAAAAGCCTGCCCGAAGGCAGGCCGGATTAACGGGCAATCCTGAAGGGATTAGATGCCATCATCGTCATCATTTTCGTCGAAGCCGCTATCGCCTTCTTCGTCATCCCATGCTTCGTCATCATCAACACGACCTTCGCCGAACGGAGTTCCATCTTCGACGAATTTAACCGCGCGCAGGTTAGCGTTCAGGCGTTTGCCGTACTTGTTATCCTGCACCCACGGGTTAATCAGGATGGACACTACGCAGCCGCCGTAAAACAGCTCTTTAATTTCGGCAGCGTCGTCTTTGCCATCCAGCTTAGTACCGTCGGCCATACGGAGCGTCGGACGATCGCTCTCGCGGGCAGCAAAGACATAGCGGCCTTCACACTCTTCTTTCTCTTCAAAGTACTTGTCACCGTCTTTCATGAACAGCTTGTCAGCAGCGATCTTGATTTTCTTGTCAGCCATGATTTTCTTCATGGTGTCGCGAACAAGCTCGATGATTTCGCTGTGCGTTTCTTTCGGCGCCAGACCCTGAATGGAGTACTTCGGCTCACCGCCGTCTTCGCCAGCATAAGGCTTATCCAGGTGCGGATAGCTGGCGATCACGTTGTCGATGCGCATCATGCCGTTGGTGTACAGCACGCCATTCTTTACTTTTTTCGCAGGTACTAACTTTTGTCCAGCCATTCGAATTACCTCGGATTACTTAATTTACAGGGGTTACCGTTTTACGGGTCTACGGGTCTACTCGTCCCACGCGCCGTCGTCCATATCACCGAACTCAGGTCGTGGGTCGTTATCATCGACAAGGGTGGCTTTGCCAGGCGGCTGGTAGATATATCCTTCCAGCAACCCCGGGATCAGCTTCTTATCGATTTTTGCTACCTTCCGGAGAGCTTCCTCCAGTTGCGCCGGTGATGCTATCTCCGTTTTGAAGATATGGTCACGCGGCACGCCCAGAAACTCCAGGTGGTCAGCAGCAAGGCTTGGGTTTTTCCACTGCCGGTACGAACGCGCCTCGGCCAGCTTCTTACCCGGAATCTTAACGCCGTCTTTGGCATCTTCGGTCAGCTTATTAAACAGTGACTCGAAATACGCTTCCATCGGCTTACGGAACTTCAGCATGGCCACCATCTCTTCGTGCGTCAGGCGCGACGTGGTGGCCGTGTGTAACTTGTACTGCTCGCGCAGCCGGGCTTTCATCAGAGACATGGTTTCTAAGTCTACCTCGTTCTCCAGCGTTTCCAGTTCAGCGTACGCCAGCGCGTCTACCGCCACCGCGTATGCCGCGCAATCATACTTCGCTTTGCACCAGCGACAACCTTTCTCGCTGACACGACGTGGGGCGTCAACCTGCCAGGCCGCTGCAGCGCGATCGCGGACAATCTCTGCGAACGCCAGCAGCTCTTCCCGGCTGACTTCCCACTCGGCGAAGTTGGCCATGCGGGGCTGACCGATGCGGATAATTATCCGCTGGAAATTGTAGAGCCAGTCCCACTCGTAGAAGAAGCCCAGCGCGTACAACATGCCCTGCGTGTTACCGACCACTTCGACGTAGATGCCTTTGCCGTATTTGAAGTCAGAGATAATCAGCGTCGCAGGTTCGTCATCCGTTTCGAATATGCAGGCGCAGTGGTCAGCGGTACCGCCCTGAGGTACAAACTCGCGGTCCTCGCCTTCCGGAAGCGCATTGCCTTCCTCGTCAAACGTCTGGCGCGGCATGAGCTGCGTAAAATACACGCGGGTCTCAACGTAATGCTTTCCAGGCAGACACTGGCACCAGTGGACATACTCTTCCACGAAATCCAGCATCACCTCATCGATCTCGACCTCATACACTGGTTTACCCGGACGCTCCTGAAGCCAGACGACCTCGCCGAGGCGGTGAACCGGTTTGACGCCTGAGCGCAGCCATTCTTCGGCCACTTCATGCGCGACGGTACCTTCAGCCGCTTCATAGCAGCCGTCGTCTTCTTCCAGCAGGTTCGCAATAAGGCTTCCACTGCAATAAAGCCACATTGCTGAACCGGACGGTGCGAAAATTGAGTGACCGCCGTAACCGTACTCGACTTCAACATCAAGCAGGAAACGTACGTCGGGCGGGTTCTGCATCGGTAACTCCGTTCAGGTGAAAGAAAGGCCCGCGAACGGGCCTGACTGTTGCTGCTACGACGGCTTAGATGTCGTCGTCTGAGCTGTTGTCTTCGTCACCGCCGCCCAGCGCTTCAACCGCTGCGTCATGCAGCTCGTCGAACTTGTCTTCGGTAATGTCCGCCAGTTTGGCGAAACCGGACGCCTGCAGAACAGCTTTGGCTTCCGCCTGACCTTTGGCATCTTTCAGCGCAACGATCGCGTCAGTAACCTGCTGTTTGGTGTACTTCGACTTAGGCTTGTCATCAGCCTTAGTGGTTTTGGTGGTTTTGGCGTTGGTAGTTTTGGCGGTGGTCTTGCTACCCGCGTCAGATGCTGCTGCGCCACCCTGCGCTGCAGTCAGTGCTTCAACTGCTGCGGTGTTAGCCGTGATGGCTGCGATCAGTAATTCTAAAACGCCGTTCTGCTGAGACATGATGTAGCTCCGTTCGTTGATGGTTTTTAGTTATGTCGTGTTGACGGATTGAACTTTAAGACAGTGGCCACTTCCCCGTCAACACCTTTTCGAAAATATTTTTATCTCTCTACGATAATCCTTTGTCTTCCGGACACACCCCCGGTGCGGTACCCAGATAAGTTTTGTGACTCAACCCCCTTGCATAGTGTGACAGTGTGACAGTAAGATGGCGTTCTCTGCGCGCTTGCGTAGGGACGACTTTTGAGGAACGAAAATATGCGCTTTCCGGAATGGGCACGCAACGACAAATATATGCGGCTCGACTACATGTGTCAGATCATGAGTGTCTACGCACATCCGGATGGCTCTTTGTACCGCCTGTCTAAAATCGCCCGCATCAACTACAGCACGCTGCTGAAGGCGAAAGTGGCGGGCCAGATGACTTACCGTGTTGCAACGTCGCTCTCGGAGAAAGTTTCTGGTTCCGGTATAAAAGCCACCTGGCTGATGGCGCCAGACCTGATGAATCTCGACGAAGACGGGGAGGTGATTGAGTGAAGAAATATATCAGAACTCACGCCATCAACCTGTTCGAAAATGGCTATTCCATCACACCCATCACCACGCCGGACTGGACCGTCCCGGTAAAAGGCAGTGACGAAAGAGAGCTCCACCCCGCAGCTGGTAAAGCGCCGGTGTTCCGCGGCTGGGCCAACATGCCCGTCGATCGGGACGTCATCGAAAGCTGGTTGGCCAAAGCCGGTCTGCGCCGTTGTGGCGTAGGGATCCGGACATGGCACACCCCGGCTGTCGACGTTGACTGCCCGGACGCAGATGCCGCCCGCCACATGCGCAACTTCATTGAATCCCTGGTCGGTTTCGCCCCGACGCGTGTCGGTAAAGCGCCTAAGGTGCTGCTGCTGTATCGCGCTGACGAACCGTTCTCGAAAGTGAAGTCGAAGACGTGGCTGGACGAATGGGGCCAGCGCCAGGCAGTCGAAATTCTCGGTGCCGGCCAGCAGTTTGTTGCGTACGGGATCCACCCCGGTACCAAAAAACCGTACCAGTGGACCAGCGTCGATACCCCGCTGAACCAGCACGCTTCGATGGACCTCGAGGTGATCACCCTTCATCAGGCGCGGCAGATTGTCGACGAGATGAACCGTTACGCCGCCGAGCAGGGCTGGACTGTCGAGAAACCGAATGAGACGCCGCCGCGTGGCGCGCTGGTCAGTGGTGAAGAGTGTCCGGACGAAGGCCTGGAAGTCGACGAAGATGATTGGGTCGACGCCGATGACGTCAAAGAGAAATGGCAGGGTACCGTCGGTGAACTCGAAGATTTGATTGCCGACCTGCCACCAGCTGAGGACTACGGCGAGTGGTTCCCTGTGCTGGCCGCACTGAAAGACGCGGAACGTGAGCCGGACGAGTTCAAAGAGATCGCCCGTGAATGGTCATCCCGTGCGGATAACTATGACGAGGACTACTTCGAAACGAAGTGGGAGCAGGGGTCGTTTAACCGTGCAGGCGGTCATGCGTTCACTATCAAATCCATCCAGCGCAAGATTGAAGACGTGCAGATGGAAGAGGACGTTCTGCAAAAGATTGTTCCGGCATTCGAGCAAGCTGACAACCTGAAGGAATGGGATGCCGCTGCCGCACGCCTCCGCGAGACGCCAATCTGGGGAACCATCCGTGATTTCGCCGTGGAAAAAGCGTGTGACGAATATAAGCGTTTAACCGGTAAGAAGATCCCGGCCTCAACGAAGAAGCAGGCGTTGTCGGTCGACCACACGCAGTTCGAAGCGCCTGAGTGGGTGCAGCCGTGGGTGTTCGCGGAGACCGAGAACTGCTTCATGCATAAGACGAACCTGACGCGGGTGGTGCCGCACGCCTTCAATAACGCGAATGCGCAGCACACGTTGCACCTGGGCTGTACGCCGGAAATCTACGCAACGTCGTTGCGGCCGGTGCCGGTTGTTTACGGTGCGATGTACCTGCCGAGCCACCATGGGGCCATGAACCACCTTTGGAAGCCTGTCAGGAATATCGAGGGGGAAGAGTTTTTCTATTACAACGGTCACACCTGGCTCAACACTTTCAAGCCGCACACGATCCCTGTGATGGCTGAAAAGCTGACGAAGAAAGGTAAGGCGGCAGTTGAGGTGGTGCTCAACTTTTTCAGAACGCAGTTCCCGGACCCGGTGGAATTTCAGCACGTCATGGACTGGCTGGCGTGGGTGATCAACAACCCGACCAAACGCATGACCTATGCCCTGATGATTCTGGGTGGCCAGGGTTCCGGCAAATCCATCATCAAGAAGTTCATGCAGTACATGCTCGGCATGGAGAACGTCGGCACCGTGAACAACCAGGTTATACACAAATCGTTCACTGGCTGGCAAGGCGGATCAATCTTAAAGGTCATCGAGGAAATCAGTGTTGCTGGCCATCGCTTCGATGTCGTCAACGCCCTTAAAGAGCCGATCACCAATGAGACGTTATTCGTCGAGCGTAAGAACAAGGAAGGCGTGGAAGAGGTGAACACCGCCAGCTGGATGATGTACACCAACGACATCGCCGCGCTGCCGATCAGCCAGAACGACCGCCGCTTCCTGATGGTTCGTAGCTTCTTCCGTTCGAAGCAGCAGGTCTCAGCGTTCCTCTTCGATAACCCGGACTTCTTCCGTGACTTCGAGAAAGCGTTCACGAAACATGCTGGGGAGATCCGCCTCTGGTTCAAAGACTGGACCTATTCAGACACGTTCGACCACGCTGGTGGCCACGCTCCGCTGACGCAGGCGGGTGAGGACATGATCGATAACGCGCAGGATGATTTCAGTATTGCAGTGCGTGAGGCTATCGATTCTGAAGAGGTCGGAGGCATGACATCGGAGCTGATCCACAGCTACTTCCTGACCAGTCACATACCCCGTGAAGTGCGTCCGTCAGACCGCTTTATTGCGAGCCGTTTGGCAGACCTGGGATATGTCAAACTTGGACGGGGTCGTGTCGTAACGAGGGTAAATGGAGCGCGTGGAACGGTGTATGCGAAGAACCCTGAGAAGTGGATGAAGGACAAAAATACGGTCGATGGTGACGCGGTTCGTGAACACCTTGAAAACCAGATCTCCGCGGTAGCTGCGAAGGATGTCGCAGACACTTGGGAGTGATTTTCGCGAAAATTGCTTCGGGCCTTCGGGCCCGTTTTTCGTTTTTGGGGTGCAGCGCGGATCCGCAATGCGGGGCTAAAATGCAGTTTCGCCGAAAAGTTCCTGATCGAAAATGCATGTCGCACTACCGTGTCACATCATAGCGTGACAACCTAACCCGATGATCCGCAAAACGAAATTGACGTTTTTTGGGGTGTCACACTAAACGTCAAAACTCGCTATATACACGTAATAACATGTAACATGAGAATGCATATGTGACCTTATTTACATACATACATATATTTATAGAGTGACAGTGTGACAGTGTGACAGAAAGAGGTAGAAAGGCAGTAGCGGTAAGGCTTTGCGGGCTGTCACACTTAGCTCGGCTTTCTGCGACATACCGGATATTAGGGTGACACGCCAACATAAAGTGGGAGGTAAGTAATTGAAAACGTTAATCTTGTGGGGCCATAAAGCATTTTCGAAAGTAAATCCGGATATACCTAAGCTATGCTTGGATATCGGTAAGTTATTGAAACATCAAGGGGGAGCCATAGAGGATTCGCCACAAAACGCTCAATCGGGGCTCTGCGCACCCCCGGCCCGCTGAGAGGTCTGGGAAGTACCTTTTTGCTTTTTGTCCGGAGTCCCGTCAGCGCCCCGCAGAGCAGCCCAGCCACATGACCCGCTACCTATGCATTACCTACATATAGATCGCCCCGTCTGGGTAGCGTACAGCTCGCATAACCACACCACACGCACCCCTATATGCACCCATATTACATGCCATGCCCACACACACCCCTATATGACACACCCTGCATATGTCATACCCACATAGCAGGACACGCCCACCCAGCACCCTGCACTCAGGCACCTCATACACACCGTTTATATGTCTGAGCACGTTATACGGGCCTGTCCTGGCACCCCCTGCACACGACACACGCGGCATGTGTCATACGTGAAATGATATCTATGTCTAAGCACCCCTATGCAGGGCACCTTCTGGGAGCGTGGAATAATGTTGTTTTGATATACGTGGGATGTGTGGTGCAGATGGCCCCGATTTTTGGGGTTCGTCCTGGATCGCGGATTATGTGGGGTATGTGTGAGAGTGGATTACAGGCAATAAAAAGGGCCGCTATAAGCGACCCTCTCAGAGGTGATTCATTGTTGCGTGACGACCGCCCATGCGAGGCCAATCACTATGAGCCAGTACAGCCCGAGACCGATTACCCTCGCCATGCTTCCTCCGCCGCGCCTGCTAAAGTCCCTTGCGTAGCATTCCAGGTATGCACCTGCACATGACCGGGGATAAAGGCGACGATTTCACCGCCCCAGGACATATAGGCATCTTCACCGTAAAGATCATCGTATGCGTAAACCGCGCTTTCGGCCATGTTCTCCGGTTTATCGGTTTCGAAATGGATCGCGAAAAGGTATTCAACGCCTTCGCCGTCTGAGGCGTTAATCAGTGCGGTAAACTGTTTCATTTCCAGTCCTCCGGATGTGCGGCCTCTTCCAGCTCTGCAAGCTGCTGCTTAACGCTCAGGTCACCACCGTGCGGCGATTTCTGGATCAGCGCCTCATTAACCCACTGGCACGACAAATAGCGGTCGTCACGGGTCTGGCGGTTGGCAAGCATCTCATCGGTGCAGGCTTGCAGGGCTGGCGTTGTCGCGCCCGGATAGGTCTCTAAAACGTAATTCTGTGAGTCGCAGTCCTCGAGACCGCCGCTCAGCACGGTGCAGATGGTTAAAACGAGTCCGATAATCATCTTAAGCCCCTTTATAAGAATCAAAATAAATAACAGCGATAGACAGGAGGATCCCGAACATCACGACGATTGAGAATGACGGCGCCATGATGCACACCACTTCGCAGATATCAGCCCACATAGTCGATTGCCTTAATGGTGTCCGCGTTAAGGGTTTTGTAAAACTGCTCATTACGGATCAGGCCGTCGCGCATGTCCCAATAAGCAGCGCAGCGCTCGAGACCAGGGAATAAGCGGACCGACCAGGCTGGCGCGATGTAGGTTACACCGGCGTTTGTTTTGACCTGCATCCGGCGGGTGTCGAATACCCACGCGTCGCCGTCATAGCTGAGAGCGGCAAGGAACAGCTCGCAGGTGTTAGGCGTGTTAAACATGTGCGCCAGGGCTTTAGCGAAGCCGTCCAGCTCGAATGGAGAGCTAAGCAGCGTCTCACACATGCCTGAGGTGTAGATCATGGCGTCTGACACTGAAGCGCCGTTAGTGCGCATGGTGTGCGCGGTCACGATGTGCAGGCGGACGGCCTCTAACATTTTGGCGGCATCCGCAGCTTTATCGGCTGGCGTGATCGCGGCGATCTCTGCTTCAACTTCAGCGCGGGTAAATTGACCGCTTGCGACCAGGTCGAAATCATCAAAACCCTGCTGGAAGAAAAGAGCCTCGAGGCGCAGCTGAGAAGCGCGACGGGTGGCGGCTGCTTCTGCGATCTCTGCGGCTGCTTTAGGCGTGGCGTAGTAGTCCAGCGCTTTATCCAGCTCAAACAGGAAATCGGTTTCGAAAGCGTGGGAGCGCCACATCAGCGTACCCTCTGCATCACGGATGACAATCAGGTCACCGTTGAAGTTAGGGAAATGAGAGATAACGAAATTAGGTTTAGCCTGGACTGAGTCCAGCTTGATGCGCAGTGCTTCGTTGATTTCGAAAATTTCCATTTGGTGCCTCGCTTGTCTGTCTGTTGTCTGGGGTGTTGCTGGACCTCCATTATTAAAGACACACGCGGCATGTGTCAAACAGTTTATCTCAATTAAGCGAAAAAAGACCGCTTACGCGGCCTTAATGGTGATGTGTCCTGACTCGAAAACAATGTTTAGCTGCTCCACGGCCTCCGCGCCGCCCTGCGCCGCCAGGCTCAGCTGGTCGTAAAAGTCGGGTGCCAGCGTGATAAACGGGTATGACTCAAACGCCAGGCGACACGCCTCGAGCTGGTCCGCCACATTCACACCGTCCAGCAGCAGCTTCTGCGCCAGCGTGCCGGTGATCACCTTTGCAAGAAAAACCTGGCGTGCTGGCAGGCTGGCACGCTCTGCAAATTCCTTCTGCTCAGTAGAGTTACGGTCTGTCATTTCGAGTCACCTTTGATGAGTGCGTTACCTTCAGCCTGTGAAGGCCATAACAGCGCGATGCATGTTCCACCTGCTGCAACAAATAACATCGGTTTGAAGAATCCGGCGGGCCATACCGCCGCGATCGCGATGCCGATAAATATCAGTATCAAGAAGCAGAGGAAAAATTTCACTGCTCCGCGTTGTGCCTGGGCATTCATAGTGACCCCTTATGCTGTGATGCGATACACATCAGCGTAATAACCATCGTCATCTGATACCACGAAGCCCAGACATGAAAACGCATTCTCACCGTACACACCCGCCGCCGCGTCATCAAAAATGGCCGTGAGGCGTGGATCACGCATCACTTCCGATGACAGGTTATAGAGACGGCCTTCAACCTGGACAAACAGATCATCCTGAATATCCTCACCGTCTTCTGCTTCTTCCTGCTGTGAAAACTCACTGATAGCAAATGCGCGCTGCTCATCGTCCAGCTCATAAAAGTTCTGGACATCAACCCGCAATTCGACCGGCGTTAAGGTGATCTCCTGATCGACGTCGCGCCATGCTGCACCAGGGACCAGGTCGCAATCAGTATCGAAATGGATAACCTCATAACCGGCATCGTGCGCAGCCTGACAGAAGTCGATAAAGCCCGGCACATCATCCCAGCCGTGATCCTTCAGCGCTTCTTCAACATCCGACCACTCGCCGCCCAGCGCGACCAGACGCACAATCATAGAGTCGCGACGCTGCGCCAGGTGGACATAGTAAGCGCTGTCTGCGGTCGCCAGAGCAAACGCCTTTTCGGTGTCCAGGATGTGCAGGATTGAAACGTAAATACCCTTAAAAGAGAAAACTTCGTTGAATGACTTTTCCATAATATTGCCTCGCTTGATTGAATGGGATAACACTTAATTAAACCGGTCCGCAGACCGGCAGGATTAAGGGCTATCAGGCTTCAGACACATACCAACCAACCGTTTCACCACGGCGGCGACCTTTAGCGATGTAATCGCGCTCAACCTCTAAACCGATTTCGGCGGCGATGCGTAACACACAATCCAGACCGCAAGCGCCGTCGATGTGGATCCGCTGGTCCGCTTCGTGATAGGTCATGCCATACAACGCATCGTCGCGGTCTGCTGTCTTGCGACCTGACAGGAGGATCTGATAGTTGGCACGATCTTTAAGGCCCATCAGCGCGGTCTGATAGTTGGCACACAACCACTGAGCAAAAACGGTGCCGGTCATGTCGTAACCGCCGCCCATGCATTTAAAGCGCTCACCGGTGGTGGTGTCATCCAGACGGCAGATGTTATAGCCGTATGTGTCGCGGCCTTTAGAGGTAGACCAGGAGAGAGCCAGGCGGGTGATTTTAGTTTTCATCGTTAATTCCTTATTTCGTTTCGTTGTTTGGTGTGCTGCTGGACCTCAATTATTAAAGACACACGCGGCATGTGTCAAACGATTTATATCAACTATTTTCAACGATGCCCCGCAAGCCGCGCCACGCCTGGGTTTATCAAAAATTCAGGGTGAGCCTCAAACCGATAATCAGAGCTAAGTCGTTGATTTTACACGATTTCGCACTGGTCGGGCCAGTCCGGACCCATTTTCGCCTAAGGTTCACGAATTTTCAGGCCCAAATCCCTCTATATACGTGCGCGAAGGTTCAGAAAAACCCGGTACTTCAAAAACCTAGCAGGCTGTCGATCGAGGCAACGAGAATTTACGGAAAGCCAGCCGGTACTTCAGAAACCTTGCAGGCTGAGAGAAAGTTGAACGAAAAAACTGACAGACCCGGTACTTCAGAAACCTTGCCGGTTGTCGGACGAACCTGCGAGATTCTGGTACTTCAGAAAGTCAGCCGGTTGTCGTTCAGGCGATCGAGGTTCGTCACCGCTGACCGGTACTTCAAAAAGTTGGCAGGCTGAAAAGAATGCGTTTGACATACGCGGCATGTGCGTATAATGTTCCATCACACCCAAACGAAACAGACAGGAAACACGTTATGACCGATAAACACGACGACACCTTCGACCTGCCCGAGACCGGCAGCGACGCCAGCGGCAAAGCTTCTACCACCCGCCGCGTTGACCCGAAGGCACTGACCGTCGCGATGATGACGCCGGACCTCGATGTCGGCCTGCCGGGCCGCAGCCATGCGGGCAGCGTAGTGAGCAATCTGACTGCACTGAGCGTGGGCGAGTGCTTCACTAAATCACTGCCGATCGATGCCAACATTACGGCCGGCGAGCTGCAGGAAAACTTCCCGGCGTGGAAAGAGAAACTGCGCCAGTCCATCAACCAGTCGATCCGCCACGCGAAGAAGTTTGACGACCGCACCTTCTCGATGGAGTCGACCGTTACCACCACTTCGAGCGGACGAACCTATCTTCAGGTAATCGTTACGCGGGTCAGCTGACCACCAGCCAGTTCTACTGTAGGCCCGCTTCGGGGGCATTTCTCCGGAGCCATGAAAAATCCACCAGCGAGGATCCACCATGTCAAAGATTACCCTTATTCATTTCGTACCAGGCGATCACATCGCCCTGACCCCGCAGGCCATCATGAAGCACCTCGGCGCGCAGGCCATCCATGACTTCGGTTCAAATGCCAACCCGGCACCAGCGGCGGTACGTGACCTGATCCGTCTGGCACGTCGCAATAAACACGTTGCCGCGCTGACTATCGCTGATAACAGCGTGCAGGAAACGCTGAACCGCCTGATCAAACGTGATGACCTGGCCATCGATGTGCAGCACACGTCGTACAGCCTGATTGCTGGCCAGATTCTCAACATTCAGAATCTGGATTTCAAGTCTGTTGAAAAATGTGCCGAAGAGTTTTCCGCCGCCATAATCGACGGCATGGCGCCGGGCGAAGCCATCAGAAAAGCGATGACCGAACGCCCGGATTGGACACTAATCGGTCGCCGCAAAGATACCGGTGAGAACGTTCCTGATCGTCTCTGGCCAACCCCGACATACCGCTTCCCGCATGTGCCGGTTAACTTCGAAGTGCCGCATAAAAAGGCTCACATTCGCGGCGTGGCCAACGGCGCCACGATGTACGCGATGGGCCTTGTTGAAGGTATGGCCATTGGCGACCGCTACATCACGCTGATCGTGAACGGGGATGAAGATGTGAAGAAAATCTTCATCGACTATCCGTTCATCAATTGGGACAGCGGTCGCATCCAGGTTCGTACCGTGAGCGAAGTGCTGATGGTCAGTGCTGAAGATAAAGCGGCGCTGGGCTACGCGGAGTGGGTCGCTGACGTCACGCCCGATAACCTCAAGGCGCTGCTCGAGCTGGACCAGTGGCAGCACTTCGTTGGCTTCCTGAGCGGTGACAAGTTCGACCGGTTCACGAAGGAATACAGCCAATGATCTGGGGCATCCTGTTACTCCTTTTGGCCGGCGGATTTTATACCTGCGCAGGTCAGGAAAACCGTACGGCGGCTGAGTTGCTGGATATCAGTCGTCAGGCCAGCATTAATCACCCTCAGACGTTTAACGCGCTGGACTCGCAGTACCGAAAATTGTCAGAGCGGGCGCGTCTCCAGATCCAGACAGGCAAGGTGATGCTCTTTATCGCTATCGGCCTCATGTTCTTCAAAGTCATACAGGAGCTTTTGAAATGAGTAAAACGACCAGCATTAAGTTGCCGAGACGCAGTGAAACCCCTTTCGAGTTGGTGTACATCGCCACTGCATTCACCCGGGACGATGGCCAGAGTACGCTGCGCATCGAGAACGGCGTCCACACTGAAGTCGAGATGATCGTCAATCGGGATTTCAGTCTGCAACTGGTGGCGCTGTTGATCGCCCACTTCGAGATCGTACCGGGCGAGATGTTTAAAGCACTGGCTGAGCAGGGGCACATTAAGTTATGAAACCCCGCCTGCTCATCTGCTTTAGCGGTGGCCGGACGTCAGCCTACATGACATACCGGCTGCTGCAGGAATGCGCCGACGGATATGAAATCGCGGTGGTGTTCGCCAACACCGGACAGGAAGACGACGCGACACTGCGGTTCGTCAACGACTGTCAGGAGCAGCTGGGCTTTCCGGTGGTGTGGCTCGAGGCGGTACCGGTTGAAGGGAAGCGCAAGCGCACGGGCTGGAAGCGGGTGGATTACATCACCGCATCACGTACAGGTGCACCGTATGAGGCGGTGATCCAGAAGTACGGATTGCCGAATCAGAATTTCCTCCACTGCACCCGTGAGCTCAAAGAGCTGCCGATACACGGCTATCTCTGGGACGAGCTGGGCTGGGAGAAGGGCGAGTACCTGACCGCTATCGGAATGCGGGTCGATGAGCCAAAGCGCACCACCAGCAAGAAGCCAGACCGCCAGACGAAGCAGAACAAGATTTTCCCGCTGGCGCACTGGTGGCCAACAACGAAGGAGGACGTACTGGATTTCTGGGCAGACATGCCGTTTGACCTCGAGATCCCGGAACATCGGGGCAACTGTACCTGGTGCTACAAAAAGAGTCAGGCTAAGCTGCGCCGCGTGTGGCAGGAGAAGAAGGGCGACTTCGCTTTCCCGCTGCTCATGGAACGCATGTACGGCGAGATCAACGCGCCTGAGGGTGAAATCCGCAAGATGTTCCGCGGCAACCTCTCGACCGGCCAGCTGATCGCGATGTTTGAAGAGACAGGACCAACCGACGAACCCGAGCGCACCAGCGCGCCCGGATCATGTGACGAAGAGTGCAACCCTTTTGGAGAATATGATGACTAAACGTAACGATGAACAGCCGCGTCAGGAAGCCTCAGATGCTCGTATCGAAATGATGTCTTTGCTGGTTAGCGTTAAAACCCGTAAAGGCGTGGGCGTAGCAAAAAACCTCGTTTCTGAGATTGGCAAGAGTAAACGCATGATGGAAATCCCGGAAGAACTGATCCCAGCGGTTACACAGGAAGCAAAAGAACTTCTGGGGATGGCGGAAGCGTTTAAAAAGCCTTCTAAACGTAAAGTCGGTATGCCAACTAATATCTCTGCTCCGTACGGTGCTATCCAGCCGGACCACCACAGTGCCAACATGGCGCCGTACACGATCGGCCTGCCGGGCGACCTGAACGCTAACACCACGAAACTGGTGCTGGACTTCGCCAACGCCATGGGCCGCAAGCTGTTCGCAGCTCAGCAGAAGCACGACTACGAAGACGAATGGAAGCAGGACGGCGGTGCTGACGGCGGCTTTGAGAGTGATGACGTGCTGCGCGAGTGCATGTTCCAGCACATGCTGAAGGGTGACCCGGTTGACGTGGCCAACTACGCAGCGTTTGCCGCGTATCACGGCGTCAGCACCCGTCCGATGGATGCCGAAGAAGCCGGTATCTGGGTCGGGTTCCTGCAGAGCCAGTTTGATCTGCACAACGAGAACAACATGCTGCGCGGTGTGATGGATGCGATGGAAGAGCGCCACGGCGATCAGTTCAACGCCTTCTTCGAGAGCATCATGCTGCGCGTGCTGATCGCGACCGGCCTGCCCAGCATCTCCCTCGATACGGCAGCGCTGTTCCAGCAGGTAGCGGGTAAAGACACCACCGGCCACTACGTTGAGATCGTTGAAGCACCGGGCCAGCTGACGTATGTCCTGCGCCAGAGCGGTGACGTGCTGCACACCGATCTTTTCGGCAAAGTCGAGTCAGTCATGGCTGAGCCGGAGGCTATCAAAGAGCTCCGTATTGACTGGTTGAACGAGTGCCCCCGCTGTGAAGTTGAGGATGCAAAGGTGGTGACTTCCGGCAGCGAGAAGTACCTGCATAGCGGTGACGGCGTGACGTGCGCGTATTGCGGCCTGGAAGGGAACATCGAAATTATCGATGAAGCCGCCCAGGTGGCCTGGAACCCGTACGAGAAGGCGGTACCAGATGCTGAATAAACGCTACGAAGTTCAGGGTGAGGCGTATAGCGGGCATGACTGCTGCTTCAGCGCCACCGTGGTAGACACCCGACCGAAAGGACAGTCAGCGGGGTCTACCGACCCGCTGTGTGACTGCTACACCGAGGCAGATGCTCAGCGTATCTGTGATGCCCTCAACGCAATGGAAGACGCGAATCATGAATGACATGTACATCTGGCTGTCATCTCCGGAGCAGGCAGCAGCTGTAAACGCTGCCATCTGGTTATCCCTGGTGCTGTCGGTTGTCTGGATGGCGGTGCAGGCGTTCAACACCTGGCGCTGGCGCCGCAGTCAGGTTCGTCGCACCGTTGCGGCCGCCAAAGCGCAGGCACGGCTGGCCGTGTTCGACAGCTGGCTGCGTGCCGGTGGCTGGATGAATGACCTGACCGAGCTGGCGTACGACGGGTTCCTGCGTGAATACCGTGAAATGGCAGAGAAGCACGGCGTCGAGTACTTCAGCGAGTTCTGTGAAGAGCTGGAGCTGGCGCAGGTAGAACTGGACAAAACGCTGTACCGCTATCAACAGGAGATCATCCGTGAAACAAAATCCGATGCTTAACCCGCGTCTGCTGGCGCACGCTGTCAATCAGCAGCTGGTACCGCAACGAGTTGACCTGGCGCGTGTGTACCGCTCGCTGGAGAACTCTGGTATCAGCGTGCAGATCAGCTTTACCGGTGCCCGCTTGATGTGCCGCGGCCAGACCATCTACGAGGATGGCATCTACATCGCCGCTCAGGCCCGCGGGCGTGAACAGTGTGCGCAGCAGCGTCTGCGTCAGGTGAAGATGCTGAAGTGGGCGATGGCCAACACACCCACGAAAGAGCTTAAGGCAATCGAGGGCTGGATCAATGGGCAACTTAACTGAGAAACGACTGAAGGAGATATGCGAGCGCCGCGGGTTCGCACCCTCTGCCGCTGAGGCGAGAGAGATGGCCGAGATGCTTGTCGCTGCAGCTGAAGCGCGGGTCGATAACCCTGAAGCAAGCACCGTCTGGGATTTCATGGTCCAGACACGCGGCAACCAGACTAAGGCGGCTGAGCTGCTCGAAGTCAACCGTGGCACGCTGAACAAATATCTTGAAGACAGAGAGGGGCGGTGCCACCGCATCATTAACGGCACGCTGATGGTCGCAACGAAAGCGAAAGGAAAGAACCGATGGGCAACGCGAGCGTAATGGGTAAGAAGCACCGCGAGCTGATGCGGGCTAATTTCGACAAACTGGAGCACGCGACCGGCGACCTTCTCGGCTGGATCGTGATGATGGAAAACCAGCATCAGGATTTCTATCGCACCGTGCTGGAAGAACTCGAGCAGAGCGATAAACCGGAAGACTTCCAGCTCTATCAGCACCTCGATCGGCAGTACACGCAGCAGATGGCCAGCCTGCAGGCTGCGCGTGAACGTATCATCGAAGGGACGGCACACCTCAAGTGCGCAATCGTGCATCCGGGCGACGCTCTGGCACACCTTAAAAACGTAACAGCGGAATCATTCTGATGAAAATTAAAGGCTTCGATAAGTTTCAGCATTACTACCTCGACCGCATTGGCCAGAAGATCCACAACGGCGATGACGTACCGGCCATCCTGGACATGTACTTCAACATCGGTGAGCGCGGCCTGAACCTCGGTGCGGAAGAGCGTGCTCAGTCTTTTGCTGACACTGCTCACGGCAAACTGAGCGCCTACCGCGCCAAAGATCCGGCGAACGGGTCATGGCGTACCTGGGGTTTCGTTAACCCGCTTATCGGTCAGGTCGAAGAAGAGCTGATGGACCATGACCGCAATCTGGAAATGACCCAGCGCCTGCTGGACGTAGTGGTCGGAACTACGGGCATCCTGCTGTGCGTTGAGAAGCGTGAGCGTGTGCTGCCGTCCAGCTCGCTGGCGGATAAAGTCTGGGAGCGCGTGCAGCAGTTCGAAGAGCGTGAAGGGCGCAGCGCCACGAAGAAAGATTGGGCCATCCTGAAAGATGAGGTGACCGCCGTCGAGCTGACCAAAGCGCCGATCAAGCGCTCGCGTATCTGGGTGTTGCTCTGGGAAAACGACTGCTACGTCTTCACCTCCAGCCAGAAAGCGGCTGAAGAGACCAACGCAATGATCCGCATGGCCTTTGGCTCATGGCCAACTATCCCGGCCTACGTCAGTGAGGACGCTCTTCAGCGCTTCTTCCGCGACGTTATGCTGCGCAGTAAGGAAACGCGCGGGCACTTCATCCCGGGTGATAAAGCCGTTCTGATGAACTCCGAGAAGGAGAAGATCACCGTGGTCGACTCCGACCTCGACGAGCCGCGCTACATCGATCTGCTCAACGCTGAGCACTTCAAGCCGACCGAGCTGCTGTTCATGTTCTACCAGGACGAACCGGTTAAACACAAAGTCTGGGCGAAGATGAATAAGAAGGGCGACGTCAAAGCGTTCTCTCTGGCCAGCGTGGAAGAAGAGGGCGACGACGGCGGCGATGATATGAAGCAACAGCGTGAGCGCGGTAGCGCGGGCTATGACAGCCGTGTCGCTGAGATCTGGATGCTGATGCAGGGTCTGGTCGCATTCTCGGCCGGCATGTATGAAGCCAACGTCTGCCTCCCACGTACGGAGCTGGGCACCGTGGCTGATGGTGACGCGCTGTCCGAGCAGGCTAAGCCTAAAGACGGCGGCAAAGAGAAAGCTGCGCCTGAGGAAGAGCGCGACACTGACCTCGAGGATGACGGCGGCGCGTGGGAAGACACCGAAGAGCACGCTGAAGTCATGAACCCGATCGAAGAGCACGACGACACCTTCGACATGCCGGATGACCTGTGATGCAGATCGATGACGCCACGAAGGCGCAACACGAAAAGCTCATGAAGGCCATGAAGAAGGGCGAGTCCTTCTTCGTCGAGGCTAAGCCTGAAGACCTCACCTACGTGCGCAAGCTGGGATATAAGCTGGGCATTAAGCTCAGCATCCGGTTTGTCGTGATGGATGAGATCTACGGCAAAATGGGTTCGAGGGTCGTCCGTCTATGACGGCTTACTACAACGAATGGGATCCGGAGGCTGCAGCGGTGCTGCAGTCCCTCATTAACCACAAACAAATCCCGGACGGTGTAGTCGACACACGTTCAATCACGGAGGTACAGCCTGATGACCTCAGAGGCTTCAATCAGTGTCACTTCTTCGCCGGGTTTGGAGGCTGGCCGTTGGCCCTCAAACTCGCCGGAGTCCCTGATACAGCGACAGTCTGGACGGGATCGCCGCCGTGCCAGCCTTTCTCTAATGCTGGGAATAAGCTCGGATTCGCAGACCCCCGCCACCTCGCCCCCGCGCTGCTCGATCTCGTTGCAGAGCGACGCCCGCCAGTATTATTTGGCGAACAGGTTGAGGCAGCTATTGGAAAACTCTGGCTCGATTTTATATTCGCTGACCTGGAAGCAGAAGGTTACACCTGCGGGTCGGCAGTACTGCCAGCATGTAGCGTCGGCGCGCCGCACCGCCGTTACCGAATTATGTTTGGCGCGGAGCTGGACCACTGCGTCGGCATCGGACGGCACACGGGGCGGGACCGGCATCACGGAGAACATGACGGGCAGCAGTCTGGTGCAGCAGGCGCAGATGTCCAGCTGGGCGACCTGTACGACGCGGGATTACAAATCGGGCGGGACGAATCTGGAAGACTCGCTCTTTCGGAAGTCTGGGAAGATGCGGAACGATCTGGTGGACTATCAAGCCTACTTAGCGGCATATCCGACGCCATTGACAGTGCCGAACAGCGAGAAATCGCACGGGCAATTGTCCGGCAGTTTCAGGAAAGCCATGGCGTTGTGCGCGCCGGCCGTGGAGAACGCGGTCCGGATAACAGCTTCTGGTCAGGTGCTGACTGGCTCGGATGCCGGGATGGATACGTCAGGCCCGTTGAACCCGGCACATTCCCGCTGGCTCATGGGGTACCCGCCCGTGTGGTGCGACTGCGCGGTTACGGCAATGCAATCGTCCCGCAAGTCGCCGCGGCGTTCATCAAAGCGTGGTACGCGAGCCAGCACGACCAGCTCTGCTTTGGGTGAGGAATTATGATTAAAGTGGAAGCATATGACGAACCGGTTTACATCCAGGACAAGATGACCGGCAAAATCTGGGAGGGAGAAATAACGCTGGAGCAGCACCGGGATCCGAAGTGGAACATGCGACACCGGCGTGTCCGGCTGCTGCACCACCCTGAGAGCGACGCTGTGTTCTGTGAGGACTGGAACATACCAGACTGGCAGAGCAGCCTCTCGGTCGCAAACGAGATTAACCTCGAAGAGTTCATCTGGTTAAAAACGCTTTACGACAATCCGGACCTGTGATTTACTAAGTGCCTGACCTGCTCCGTCCTGAAACGTGCTCGGTTGGTTCCAAGCTGGTGGAAATGAAGTCGTCCTGAGATAGCCCGGTTCGCCGGGCTTTTTCATGTCTGAAATTCGGTTGACATATACGACGTATGTAATTAGTATTCCATGACCAGCAACCAACAGTGAGACCACCACCATGCGTAAACCAATACCGCGCGTGCTCGCTTTTGATAACCGCAATCCCGATAAAGTTGTGCTCTACCCGATGCCCATGCCTGAAGGTATGCGTGTCATCGCGGTCAGCACGGCGAGCGGCGTCAAAATCTACAGCACCAACGCGGTCAGCACCAACGGCGAGATTACCGGCTTTGCTCCATCGATCGAGCGGGTCGTCGCTGAACTCCATCAGGCCATGCTTAGTGAACCCAGCCCCGGCATGACGCAGGATGGCTTCCTGAAGTACAAACCGGGCATGGTGTTCGACATGATCCTCCATGACCGCACCGGCCACGGTTCGGCAACCAAAACTATCGCCGCGTTTGACAGCTGGTGCTTCGATGAAGAGTGGCCGGTACCGTCGGCTGACGTCTGCGCCTTCGTCATGGCAGCGCTGCCGATCGAGGCATTCGAGAAAGGGCGTGACGTCTACGACCTCTGGCAGCGCCGGGCCCACGTCATGCGCGGCTGTATGCGCCTCGGCATGGCCAACCCTTACGCTCACCCGCACCCCGCTATCCGCCCGATGACCATGGCGCCAGACAATTGGGCGTCACCGGCATTTGGCTGCGCTGGGCGCGGCGGCAAGATGTTCTGGAATCAGGTTGAGAACTGCTTCAAGAACGGCTACGTCGGCTGTCTGGTCATCGATGTAATGCAGCCGTGGGACGTGCGCGGCAATGCGTTCCAGGTGATCAAAGAAGAGGATTTCATCTGATGGTCCTCGATCCTTGGGTTAAAGATATTCCTGCAGACGCGATACTTTCGCCAGTCAAATTCGGTAAAGAAACTAAGGAGCCAACCATGACAGAACAATCTGGTGTAGCCGTATGTGCCGGTGAACCCCGCCTGAAATACCCGCTGGGCAGCGAAGTACAGCTGAAGTCAGTACCCGGCTTCGGCTACAGCGTCATCGCTGCAGTGAAGAATGAACGCTCGCTGATGGCGCTGGATGGCAGCTGCCTCGGCATGGCGCTGGTGCATGAGATCGAGCCGTACTGCGACATTGACCAGGCGCACTTCGTCAGCAAAGCATCGAAGGTACTCTGGGAGCTGGGTGCCAAAGACGCCTCGGAGATCGCCGCCACAGCGCTGTACAAAGCTGGAGCACGCTTCCCGGATGCCAACCCGTCTGACGCGGACGAAGTGCCGGACATGCAGGTAGCATCTGCCGTAGCTGATACCGCGTGGGATCTGATGCGTGCCCACAATAAGTCGTTCAAAGTTCCCACGGGTTATGACCGCCGTCAGTACATCATCGACCAGTGGCATAGAAACAATCCGCGCTATTTAGAAGAGGTCGAAACCGCCATCAATATCGTCAATAACATTCTGGCACCCGGCGCGCGCGAAGCTGTGTGCGCTATCTACCCCCGTCCGGATGAAGAAATCTGATGAAAACGGTACGCGGCATTCGTGCCGCTTTTAAACCTTTTTTCCAGCGTGAGCCGACCGAGTATCAGGCCCAGCTGACCCATAATGCCGACGACGGGATCCTCATCATCGAGTTGCCCGGCGACGGCGTCGTTGCATTACCAGCAGACGAGCTGCGGAAGTGGCTCAATGACATCGAGGGCCGAAAAGAATGAGCGAGCAACCAACCCTACCGTTTCAGGTGTACCCGTCTCAGCGGGCAAAAGAGATTGGCTGGGACGAACCTGACGTTTTCAGCTGGCCAGGTAAAGCTATCCATACCGGCACCACCAGCACCGGCAAGGTCGTGACGCAGTTCCTGCTGCGCCAGAAGAAGGATGGCTTCGTCAAACTGAAGACGTGGCAGTCCGAAATGCTGGTGCCATTCATCCCGGAGGACGCGCCTGCGTACGCTGATCCGGACTTCGACACCGCGCCTAAACAGGTCGAGAGTCTGGCGCCGAAGCCGCTCACCAGCTGCGTCGCGGGTAAAGACGGCGAGTGCTACAACAAGCTGTGCCCGCAGCTCCGGGACAACGAGCCTGAAGCGACCGGTCGCCACTGCCCGCTCGATCACGGCGAGGACGACTACTGATGCCGCGCATTAAGTTTAAGGACTTGAAACCGGGTGACCAGTTCCGCTCTGCACGTCAGGGCGTGGTCACTGTTATCAAACTCATCCGCATCCACAAGACGTCTGCTGGCGACATGTACCGGTTCGAAACCGATGCCCCCAGCGGCTATATCTGTGCGGCTGCGGACATGCCGATTATGAAGGTGAACTGATGAAACGAGCGATTATTCTCGCCGCCCTGCTGCTGACAGGCTGCGAAAAGAGCAAAGAGCAAGTTGATACGGCGACCTCACAGTGTCTGGCGATAGGTGGTGTGCCCGAGTATGTGAGCAACGGTATCTTCCGAGACACCATAACTCGCATTGACTGTGTCGTGAAGACGCCCGACGGTTCAAAAACGTACCGTGTTCGTCCTGACGGGGGTGCTCGCCAATGAGCCTTGAACACAAAAAGGTTGAACGCTTCCAGAGCGAATACCTCTGCCTGCACTGCGGAAAGTCGTGGGACATCAACGACGCTGAGCCGCCAGCCTGTACCCCTGAACCAGCCAGCTCGATGCGCGTTGCACTTAATGGTGCGACCAAAGCGGCAGCTCACACCGTCGATCTTCTGACCGCCGCCTTCACAAACTACGGCCAGCCGCATCGAACGGTGGTCGCGTGGACGGTAGAGGATGGCCATGAGACGACCACCCTGCTCTATGCCGAGACCATGGACGACGTGCTGGCGTATCTGCCGCGTGTCATCTCACCGGATAAATTTGTGCAGGTCAAACGGCTGCAGGCGATGGACGCCCACGGGCACGGGCGCACGCCGTACTTCGAGCTGAACCCGATAAAGCTGCGCATGGCCGCTAACCTGATGAGCCGGCCGGTCCTTTCGGTCCTGAAATTTAAGGAGATGCAGGTATGAAAGAGCCGGTCGTATGGGAGGAAGAGGCGGAATGGCTGGGACCGGGCGCCCGGCAGTATGGCCTGAAGCGCGCAGATGGCACGAAGATCATCTTCACCGACGCTGAGTGGGCGGCTATTCAGACCGTAGCGTGCCGGGAAATTCGCGAGTACGTGCATGAACTGCAGACCATCATTAAGGAAATGCGGATCGATGCCGCAGAAGAGTATGCCAAAGCCAGCGATAACGACCCGTCCTGGCTTAAACAAGGTTGGGGAGCATAATGACGAACCTGTACACGGCTGAGCTGCAGCGACTGGTCAGCCAGCCAACACACAAGCTGAACGAAATAGGTGACCAGTGGTGTACACCGGACTGGCTGTTCTGCGCACTGGACGCGCTCTACGGTCCGCTGGTCGTTGACCTCTTCACGGATGGCCAGAACAGCAAATGCCCGGTGTATTTCACCGCCGATGACAACGCGCTGCAGCAGGATTGGGGCGCGGCCATTAAGCGGTCTGGTCACACTTGCCGGTTGTGCGACGGCAGCGGGTTTTTCTACGGCGATTCTGACCTCGGTCCGTGTCTCTGCGCGCCCGCCAAAGCCTTCGCCAATCCGCCATACAGCATCAAGCGCGCCAGCAAGGGCAGGAAGGCAGCGCACGTTACCGGCATGACCCACATCATGCAGAAGGCGTACGAAGAGCACCTGCAGGGCGTGCCATCGGTCTGGCTGGTGAAATCGGCCACGTCCGAGGGGTGGTGGCCATACGAGCTGTTCACGCAGGTCATCCACATCAACGGGCGCATCGCGTTTGATCTGCCCAGCTGGTATGAACCGGACATCGAAGAGAAGGATCCTTCGGGTGCCGGGTTCGGCGCGTCCATCATTCTGTTCGATGGTGAGTCGCGTGACCGGAAGCCGGAAGAGTACATTACCCGTCGGGAGCTGATTGAGATTGGTCTGCCGATCGCAAAAGAGCGTGCGGAGGCGCGCCAGGCGTGGCGCAACCGCTTCTCCGGACTGTAACCTAAGCTGACTATCAGATAACAGACTATTCTGAAAGGAGAGGCGCGGCACCGGAAGGACTACCCAGCTGACCCACAATGCTGTTTAGTTTAAGCGGGCACACCTCACCGGAGGTAGTTATGGTAACCAGCAAAGTGACAGGCCGGATCATCTTAGCGATGGTTGTTGTGGCCGCGTTGTACACTGCCTGGACCGCAATGGGTTCATCTGTCTGCGTGAATATGGGCGTAGACAACCAGACACGTACGACGTTCGCGCCTTTTGAAGGCTGCAGGGTAGTTGACGATTATCGAACGCCGGACTGGATGTTCGAAAAGCGCTAGAAAGTCGTTGACACATCTCGCGTATGTAACTTATATTCCCCTTGAAGGTTAATCCAACGAGGGGATTTTTATGTTTAGCGCAGAAAGAATTGCCGAGGAAAACCGGGTCATCGACCTGGTTCGGCGCCACACCCGATTCGCTGAAGCGTATGTTGAAGCGAAGCAAATTGTCCGTGAAATGTCGTACCGCGACATGATATCGATGAGCGTTCCGTTTAAGCCTGTTCATCTGTACATGCACGTTATACCCGGATTCAACACCTACTTCGAACCCGCCTGCTATACCGGCTGGCGCAAGTTAAGGATGATCGATGTTGACTCCGACCTTGATAACTCGATGTATGTCCGCTTCGCTTTCAATGCCGCTTATCTGGCGAAGCGTAGCTGGTAAGGAGAAAAGAAGAATGGCCCTCAGCACTGAAGAACGCGTAAAGCGGCTGGAAGATATTGCCAAAAAGGGAAAGGGCTGGGCTCAGTGGCACAACGTTAACTGGCAGAAGAAACGCGCCGAGGAACTGCGGAATGGTGGCATGTCTGGCCGTCAGGCAAAGAACCAGGCGTGGCGTGAAGCGCAGACGATGGATTTTAGCCAATTCGATTAGAAACTGTTTGACACACACCGCGTATGTAACTTAGTATGCCTCTGACGACTAATCTCTCAGAGGCATTTTTTATGGGCAAGAAGCAGAAAAAGCGTTGCCAGTTTGACTACCAGGCAGCTGTTGGCGTAGCGCACGCAGATCATCGTCTCGACTTTGCTCGGGAAAATTTTGAGCTGGCTCTACGCCGACTCTTCCCGATCGGTCATCGTCTCATCCTTGAAACCGACAAAGGCGGCGTTGCATACGACGGTATCATCCACGGCATCACGTTTGATGACTACCGTGAAAAAGCGCTGGTCTGGTTGAACCTTCGGGACGGACGCCGCGTTGAAGTACGCTATGGCGTGTTGTTGTCGTATCTCAGCAACTACTCACAGTACATTCGTGTGATTAAAGAGGATGACACCAATGAGCAAGAATAACGGCACCCCAGACTGGCAGAAGATGCTGGACTACAACCAGATCGACTCGACCCAGAAGCAGCATTTCCTGAAAGAAGTGATGGAAGAAACCGCGAAAGACATCGCGGGTAAACTGGCCAATGACATCGCCTTCCACATCCGTGAGTTCTTTAAAGAGCAGAAAGAAGCAGCGGCGGCGGGTGACCTGCTCCGTCTGCAGATTGCCCGTGCTGAAGGTGACATCGTGATAGCTGCACTGGCGAAACGCTTCGGCTCTTACCAGGAAGCGGTCGATTCAGGTGCGGTACTCGGCATCCGCAGGCGTGAGACCTGTAACGCCTCTGGCTTTGAAAGACTCGAGCATCGGTTCGTCTGGATGGCCGACGGTACTGAAAATCCGCTGGTTGATGTAACGATCGACATCGTTCACGACAGCTTCGAGATTGGTTTCAAAAGCCACGTCGGAGATCTGAAACTATGAACACTAAAGAACTGTACGACATGGCTCAAGCGGCCAACACCTGCGCCAACGTGGCCGTCACCCTCGGACCGAAGTGCGTCACGATTGTCTGGCACGGCGATCGCTCCGTGCACGGTACGACTAACCCTAACTGGTACGGTAGCCGCCACACCCGTGAGCTGCCATGGTCCGCGCTGGGTGATGACCGTGACCCGTACCGCGCCGTCCGTGAGTATATGAAGATGGACGCATTCTACATGGAAGGCATTGGCGGGATCCCTGACCGCACACACGACATGTTTCAGACCACCGCTCCTGCTGGCGGGATTAAACCTATGCGTGGTCCGAAGATACCGCCCATGCGTCCGTCAGTAACGGTGAACGTCTCAGGGTTTAGCCCGAATTATCGGCGTAAGGGTGATGGCTTGAAAATGTTGCCGGTACTCGAGGTCAAACCTGCGGACCTTTACCCCGGCGACATTGTAGAGACCGGAATTAATGCGGCAGAGACGGTGAAAGGCGTGGGGCGACTCGGTAATGACTTCGACGTATTCTGGGTGAGCGGCGGGTCTACGCGCTATGCCGCTACGGACATCGTAAGGATGATTCGCCCGGGAGGTCGACGTGACGACTAATCAGAAGATATCGCACTGCAAGCTGATCCGCGGGCGTGACGTCCAGCGCGGTATGAAAATAAGCGTAGTTCCAGCTGAACGTGGCATGAATGCGCGACGCATGTTCAACACCGTGGCCGACGTAGATAAAATCAGGCTAGGGCGTTTAGTGCAACTGACTTTCTACCGGTTCGGAGGTAGTCCGTTCACTAAGAACATCCGGCCAGATGGTCTCTACCTCCAACAGTTGCGCACACGGCGCCCTAAGGCAGGAAAGAATGGCTAAAGAGAGATACCGGCTCACCCGCCTGCGGGATTGTCCGGACGGTACCCGATTCTATTTCGAAGGCGTGAAGCCCGGGAAGATTTATTACCCATACACGCTGGTGACGCGCACTAAGTACGACGAGGCGGTCTACCATGTCGGCCATCAGTATCAGCGCAGGGCGCATCACTATCGTTGTAAGCTGCATTGCAGGGTGTGGATGCGGGTAGAAAAAGAAGCGGCCAGTGTGGGCTGACCGCGAAAAGGGAAATCCAGTGTTACGGCGGCTATCTTGCCGCCTTTTTCAATGTTAACGCATCGTAGCTGGCTTCGCACTGCTTTCCTCGGAGCCAGGCGTCGTCAGCTTCTCCTGCCAGCGCGACTGATCGATCGTTAATCTCTCGGTACAGCTCGGCGAGCAGATATCCGGTCTGGTCTTTTGCCTGGCGCTGGGCGGAAGAGTCGGTATCGCGGCCACCTGCTCGGAGCTGGGCGAGGGCGACGTCGATCCCTGACTGCAACCGCTTAGACTGAACGCGAGCAGCATTAAGGTTAGCATCCGCTGCAGCCAGCTTAGTTGCGTACTGTCGTTGTATTTCATCGAGTTCTCCCTGCCGCTGGAGCTCTATGCGGCGTTGCTGTTCAGTGAAGGCTCGCTGTGATTCGCGGTCCCGGCCATCGCGCTCCGACCACGCCAGCTTCCATTTCGATTCGCTGTCGGAGTGGCCCCACCAGTAACCGGCGCCAACCAGCAGCGCCAGACCGACGAGGATGGCCACCAGCCGGCCGGCAAAACTAAGCGCTGGGTTTCCCATTATCGTTTTGTCCTGAATCGGCGACGTCCAGCTGTGCTTTCTCGCGCTGGATACTCTGCCATTTGCCTATCTGGTCGTTCCCTATGACCAGGCCAAAGTACATCAGGAATGTTTCACCGGCCAGCGTGCCTCGGTGTGCCTGCAGCAGCACGATGTAGGTGACGGTTATGAAGCCGACCAGTTTCATCGTTTTGCTGAGGGATACCGAGCCGTCACCCGCAGAGGCGAACAGCCCCATAATGATGCGGCTCAGTAGGTTCACGCGAGCACACCCCCCGCCAGCTGGAAGGCATTGCGCAGTTTGACCAGGGAGTGCTCGTTCTGGCCATAACCGGCACCGGGCAGGGACGCCCAGCGGGACTTGCATTTAAAGACGGCGGCATCGAACCGGCCAGCTTTAATGTCGTCCAGCGCTTTGCACTCGCGGATCAGCTGCAGCGCCACCTTGTCCTGAGACAGCGGACTGAAGTCAGGCAGGCGCAACTGCACTTTATACACCTTCCAGTAGCGCGCGAGGATCTGGTAGCCGCCCGCTGCAGTGGACGAGATGCCCAGCTTCGGCAGACGAACCAGAACGTTCGGGTGGTCGGTGTAGGTCTTCATCAGGTTAAGATTGAAGTCGTCTGCGTTCCGGTAGTAGCTGCCAACGATGACGTTGTAGCCACGGTCCGACCGCTTAAGCAGCGCCTCCCCGATCTCGGAGTAGCGGAGCATATCGAGGAACGCGACGACGTTGCGACCCCCGGCGGCTTCTGCTGTGATTTCAGCCATGGTGATTATCTCCCGTTGTTCTCAGATTTGATCTGGTCGACGCTGACTTTCAGGTCGCGCAGGTCACCTCTTACTTCCGCCCGCATCTGTGAGATTTGGCCGGCCGTATCTGCACGCAGGGACATCTGAGCCGACGTTAACGCCAGCATCTGCGTCTGCAGCACCTTTACGTCGCCCACGGTCACCAGCTGCTGATTGTTCAGCGACGTAATCTGGCTGTTAACGTAGGTGATGGAGCCCGCAATCATTGCGAAGATGGAGAGGATAGTGGGTAGGTTAATCGTTAAGTCCAGCTTCACGCCGGTCTCTCGATCTCCTGGAATGGTACTGTTCGACATAGTTCGGCCTCTCAATAAAAACGGGCCGAAGCCCGTTGTTTCATATCAGTACACTATTCGACACACTACCCGCACGCGGTGTCTTCGGGGAGGCGTCGGCATCTGATACATCGTCAGGTCACGGCGTGCTACCTGATGCCGTACCTGATTTACCTTAAGCGTAGACTGCGGTACATCTTTGCCCAGGTAAGTGGCCTTGAACGCTGTCTGCTGCGAAGTTTGGGTCACGTTCGAGTAAGAAAGGATGGCTCCCTTATCCGGATATGACGTCTTATTCGCTGAGTGCGTAGCCAGCTGGAACAGTACCACGGGCGCGTGCAGGTCGCCAGCAGCAGGATATGCTGTTTCGTACGCAGATTGTTCTGCGATGGCCAGAACGTTAACTGGCGCAGACAGGCTGGCAGGATCAGGATACGCCGACTGCAGCGCTGCTGACTCTGTAACCTGGCTGACGATGGCGTCCACCGGTACTGTTGCTGGTGGATAGTATGAAACGATGGCCACATGCTCCAGCGTCTGCAGCACGTCCATGTGTGATACCGGTACGGATGTCGACGGATAATCCGCCTTCAGACCGACACGCTGCATCACCTGCGAAACGAACGACCCGGTGTTGGCCAGCTCTTCCAGCGTCGACATCTTGAGGTAAGAAGCGACTTTGGTGCGCAGCTGAGGCACCCGGGTGCGGGAGATCGGCAGGTCAATCAGGAAACGCTGCGGTACCAGCTCTCTCACAGCTGCGGCGAAAGTGTACTTGCTCGCGTTGTAAATGTCCTCTGGTTTTGGGTAATCGCTGCTATTGGCGCCAGACGCAAATACCAGTCGGCTCTGGGCGTAAACGGTGAACGACCTGATCTCCGCTGACGGGTAATCCGCGTGCTGCATGGTCAGCATCTTCACGGTTTTCACGCGCTCTTTCGTCAGCATATCCGACGGCTGAGGGTAGTCTGAGCCCTGCAGAACAAACGTGGTCAGCTGACGAACGCGCTCGCTGCTGATCGGTAGCGTCATCGGTAAAGCCTGCGCCACCTTCAGTCGGGACTGCTTCGTCATCTGCAGGCCGAACGGTACCGGCATGGTGGTCGCCTGCGCGGTCAGCTGGCGCACCAGTTTGGTCATCTGGATGCCGAACACGACGTCCATCACGGTGCCTACCACCGCCTGCGAGAACACGCCGGCCGCATCAGTGTTACTCTGCGGCAGACCGGCAGCAGCGCGACGCTGTACGACCTGTGACACCTGTTGGCCAACCGTGGTCGTTGACTGCGGAAGGCGCGCTGACGGACGACGTTGGGCGACCTTCATGACCTGCTGGCCAACCGACACCGCAGATCGATAAGCCGTCGGGTAGTCGACGTGCTGCACCACCAGCGACCGCATCTGTCGCGTGTACTCACCTGAGACCGGCTGGTACGGAATATCGATAGACTGGCACACCAGCATCCGCGCCTGAGCCGCACGTTCGGTACTGAGGGTGTCGCCCGGCGAAGGGATCGGTGTGCGGCCAGTGACGAGGACGCGGGCCTGTTTAACGTTCTCGTATGAGATGACGGTATTTGGCCGGGCCTGCACAACCAGATTGCGGGCCTCAGCATAACGAGTGATAGACCACGGGAAGCCACCGGCCTCCGTCTTCATCGTGACCAGCGACGTGGCCTGCTTTACCGTCTCGATGGAGATGACTTCGGCCATAGGTTTAACCGGACGCGAGCTGGTCACCGCCATCTTGTTCTGTCGGTAAATAGCGGCGATCGATGGCACGCGGTCCAGCACCTGCAGCACGTCTTTGCTGACGTGGTACAGCGCGAAGTCTACACCGCGATACAGGATCTGTTTGTACTGCTTATAGAGGCGAGTCGGCTCACCGGGCTTAGCGGTGGCTGTGAGGTATTCGATGCTCTGGGCGTAAAGCTGGCCGCGGGTCTTATCCTGAATCAGCCACTGTTTCGCCATCGTCATTTCGAAAACGATGCTGCCAGGCGGTTTAGTTGAAGTCAGCATATCCCGGCTTTCCGAGAACAGCCGCCCACGCGGCTTGTCCTGGATTAACCATTGCTTCGATACGCTGAAGATATTTACGGCCATCGGTCCGCCTTAGTTGACGATTTTAAAGCCGTATTTGAGAGCCGCCGCTTTCGCTGGGGTCCAGTTCTCGCCGGATGGAGTTTTGTTCAGGACGACCGACTTCATCTGAATACCTGAGCCGGCCGCAACATTACCGAGGCTGTTCTCCGTTTTGGTGGCCGCATCCTGAGCCGTGATGGCCATCGTGTGCGACGAACCTGAGGCGTTCTGATAACGTGCATGAATCTGAACCGCATACACCTGCCCCGCAAACTGACCGATGATCGAGTTAGCCGTCTGGTACATATCCTCAGTACCGGCACCGTCGCCTGACAGGTAGTTTGTCGGGGTAGCGGTGTTCGCGATCGGGTCGTTAATCACATCATTGTTGCTGTTAAACGTGTCCGGACGGGTGAACATCGTAGCGACGTCAGTGTCGGGCGCTTCACCCATCACGCGAGTGGTTTTACCCAGGCGCGTGTTTGGCGTTACGGTGTCGGACAGGTCATTACAGTAGATGTCGCTGATGTAAACCCCGCCGAGGTCTGCGTTCGCGACGAAGTTCTGGCCAAAGCAGTAGCCGTGGCGAATCTGGAACCCGTTGGCCAACGGCGCGTCGTAAGTGTCATTCCACGTTGCCGCCCCCGCGTAGACGTCGTCCACCCACACCTTCAGCGTTTTGTTCGTGATGTCGACCTCGACCTCGAAGAAGTGGTCAGTATCGTACTTAAGCTGAATACCCGCGGCGTTCGGGTCGGCAGCGCCCTTCATGCGGAAAGTCGGAACCCCCGCAGCACTCACGGCCGCACTGCTCATCGCTGCCCAATTGACGGTTGGCTGGTTAGCATTATCTGCGCCAAAAACTGACTGAGCCGCAGCCGTGGTACCGCCAACAACGAAATAGCGGAGTTGCATGGTGGCTGAGTTAAGAAGGCGCGAACGTCCGGCTGCGCAGAACTCGAACATCTGAGGTGCGTTGTAGCTCGACGTCTGGATGTAGGCGCCCAGCTTGAAGCGCGCCAGGAAGCCCACGACGTATTTCGTCTTAGGCGCACTGAACAATCTCTCCAGGCCATACACTCCGCCGCCTGACTGGTTCTGGCCAGCGTTAGGTGGATTGATGGCAAAGCCGAGTCGCTTCTTACTCGCGATGATGGGATCCTGGTAGATGCCCATCGTGTGATACGCGATGTTAGCGGTGTACGGGCCATTGGTTGTGTCAGCGACGGCGTTGTTTCCGGCAAACTCACGCCATTCGTTATCCGTCTGAATAGGACGCTTTGTTCCGAGGTCGAAGTCGCCCAGATCGAAACGCTGGAAGGACTCCATCATTACGTTGCTCATGGTGCCCCCTTAGCGTGTGCGGATGCCGAAGCGCAGAGACTCGACGGAGTTTTTGCTCCAGTCGGTACCGCCCGGTGCTTTCTCGTAAGTCGCCTGGTAGTATTTGAAGTTCTCGCTGAGCGCCAGTTGTACCTCGCTTTCGGTGCCGCCCTCAGGCTGAACCAGTAATCCCAGAGCACGCTCGTCGAGGTCACCTTTACGGGCATACGCCAGCACGGACACCGCGAAGATCTGGTTAGCCGTCGGCAACGCGAAGTTGGAACGGAACAGGTCGGTGGCGCCGGCCGTATTCGACTGCAGGTACGGTTTGTTGGCCGCGTTGGGTTCGAGCTGCGCCGCGATCGAGTAGTGATTCGTCGGTGCCGGTGTCGCGCCGTTGGCCACGATGGACCACTCGGTTGTGATGTCCGTATCCGGTGAGCGGGTGGTGACCTCAATCGGCTGCAGACGAGCGACGTTGTTGACGCCCGAGCCATCGATAACATAGAAGTCGTCCAGCAGCTGTACGCCCGCGTCCGGTGCGGTACCGACCTGACCCCAGACGATGTTGTAAACCGTCGGCAGCGTGGTGCTGGCCAGACTGACAGTCAGCTGCAGCTCGTTGTTCGCCCAGATGCGCGCAACCTTATTCGCGATATCAATTTCAATCTCGAAGTAATACCAGGCGTTCAGGATCAGCGCCGCCACGCCCAGCTGCGCACCGACCATGACTTTACCGGTGGTGACGTCCCAATCGACATCGATGACGTTCTCGATACGGCAGATGCGCATACGGGATCCGCTGGCGTTCATCGCGAAGCCGAAGCACGCATAGCCGCCTGACGGGGTGTAGCCCCATGACAGCGAGGCGTTAGTCGCAGAGTTACGTGCCACGCTGAACTGCAGGGCGTGCGCGCCGGTTCGTCTGCCCGGAGCAATAGCGAACGTCGTGTCTGAGGCGTTACGGACGGTGTAGCCCGCCGCTTCGAGATAAGGCTGTACGGTGGCGCCTTTAACGCCATCAGCCGCATAGTGATCAAAGCCGTCGCAAAACTTAAACATGGTGACTCCTTAAGGGCGTACCACTACGCCGAATGGTACGCTGGTGGTGTTTTCTCGGTTCCACGCTGCGTCGTTGGGTGCCGTCTCAAACACGGCGTAGCTGTATTTTGCGGTAGTGGATAGAGCAGTGTCCACGACTTCCTTCGTAGCCTGCCCTTTCTGACCGATAAGGATGCCCAGCTGGCGGTTATCGATGTCGGACTTTTTGTTCAGGACGGTCACGCCGACCGCTATGACCTGAGCGTCCGCAGGCAGGCCGTCATTGGACAGGAACGTGTCATAGGCACCTGAGGTATTAGACTGGACGTACTCGCCGTCTTTAGGTGGCTGGTTGTCCACAAGGGCATAGTGATTGGCACCATTCGACGGCGACCACTCTTTATCCACGTCCTGGGTAGGCAGGCGCGTCTGGATAGCGATAGGCCCGACACGGTCGACATACTTGCCCGGCGCGCTGTCGATAAACACGACGTCGTCCAGCAGCTTCTTATCGTCAGAGCTGGCCCATTTGGTCTCGAAGGTATTGAGGAACTGCGCGCTGGACGGCAGCGGCGCTTCGAGGTCTTTGCCGTTGTTGATCCAGAGCTGCACCAGACCGCCCGCTTTATCCACGACGATCTCGAAGTAATACCAGAGGCCCACCAGCAGGATGGCGGTACCCGTGGCGCCAGCGAAGGTGACCTTGCCAGTAGTGGCGCTCCACGACAGGGTGCCGAGTGAGGTGATTACCGCGATGTCGGTACGGACGCTGGCGTTGTACGCGAAGCCGATGACAACCTTCTGCGCCGTGCTGCTGAACGTCCGGATAAGCGAGGCAGTCGCTGCCGTGCCATCGCCGAGCTGCAGACAGACCTGGGTGTTATCCCGAGCCTCTGCCAGCGCGATAGCACCGTCCGCCGTGTATCCCGCCGAGTTCAGATAGCTTTTCAGCGCGTCGCTGCCGATACCTTTGAACTGGTCAAAGCCTTCCATAAATCTGAGCATAGTGCCTCACAGTTTCAGTTTGACACCAAACTCGGTGCCAGCGATGTTGCCCGCGTCCAGCCCGTCAGCGGACATCGGAGTGTACTGGAAAGTCCAGTCACGCGGGATATTAGTCAGCGTGGTTTTATCGCCGCCCAGGTTAATCTCCAGACTCATCGGGTCCGACGTCGCTTTACGGTACAGCGTCATCAGCTGAACGTGGCGAATCGGTGCGGTGTCCGGCAGCTGCGTCGAAGAGGTAAACTGGTCTTCCGCGTCGGCGGTACCGCTGTAGATATACTTCTCCAGCATATCGATCGGCGGCGACACGGCTGCGTGCGCGGAGGGCGCGCCTTGAATACTCCATTCGTCCTTAGGCGTCGCAGTAGGGAAGCGGGTGGTGACCTGCATCGGGCCTAAGCGCGCGGCGTCAGTGATATACATGTCATCCAGTGAGCGGGTGACGTTGTCATCGTTTACCGTCTCATAGGCGCTCATTCGTAACTTCAGCACCATGGCGTTCACCATCGGAGCGGGCATGGTCGTTGTGCTGTCCAGCTTCCCGTTGATGTACATCCGGATCTGAGAGTTGTTGAAGTCAATCTCGAACTCGAAGTAATACCACCTGCCAATGATAGGCGAGGCATAACCGGGCTGAGCTGCGGTGCCCACCGGACCGGACATCACCAGACCGGTCGTTTTGTCCACGCTCACAACGTACTGCGGTGCTGAGTTGCCGGGCAGGTAAATCGCATAGATCGCCCCGCGCCCGTCGCTCTTCATTGCGAAGCCGTGTGTCAGGATGCCCGCCTTAACCGTCCACTCCCGCTCGAGATAAGCGTGAAACAGGACAAGGCTGTTACCGCCTTTGCGGCCGGCAGCGACGGTTGGTGTCCCGACAAACTTATAGCCCGCCAGCTGCAGTAACTGGTTGACCCGTTCTGTCCGGGAGAACTGCTCAAAGCCGTCAAATAAAAGCGTCATATCGCCTCACACATAATTCAACCGGATGGTGAATCCGAAGTTTTTGAAGGACTGGACAACGTCAGACGGTGCACGAATCGTCAGCCGGTCACCCTTGGCAAACAGCACGGCGTTACCGCCGGTCGTGGCGAATGTTGCGTTGTATCCCCCGGGGTTGACGGTGATGGTCCCGACGCTCTGGCCATTACGTTGCACCCGCAGCTGGGAGTATGCTTGCGCGGCACTCAGCATGTCCAGTGCAGACCCGTTCATATTAGCTGGCAGCATCAGCGCATCGAGCAGTGGCATGTGGACCACCGCCTCGTCCGCGTATAGTTCGTCGGTCGCCGTGACGGAGATGTCGTAATAGGTCGGCTTAACGGTCGGGTCGGTACCCGGGTTATCCGGATCCTCGCCGGTCTGTTCGTTCTCCCAGCTCTCACCGTTGTACCAGATGAAGGCGCTGGCCGACTTGAGACGAACCCGCCACCCTTCCTGAGGCGTATAGAACACCCAGGCGCCCTCGATACGGACGGCCAGCTTCTTCTCCTGCCCCGCCCAATCGCCGGTAGCCGGTGATGCAATGAGGTATTTATCGCCGTCAGTCAGCGTCGCTGGTGGTGAGCTGAACGACATCGACTGGACCAGCGGGCAGATCATGCTGTCGATGTAGAGCAGGTCATCGTTGACTGGCCCGCCCCAGAAGTCTTCACCGCGTACCCAGCCGTACGAAAGCCCCTGTGAGGGGGCTGTCTTAATTGCCATTATGACTCCTTAGTCTGGTTTGGCAGGTCTGCTGCCCAGCCATGGTCCCACATAATCGACCAGCCATAAACGTTATCCGGGTCAGGCTGCGGAGGCTCCGGCGGTTGAGGCGGCTCGGTGCCCGGTACCTCAGGATCCGGATTCGGGTCTGGGTTGTTCGGGTCAGGCGTCGGGTCCGTATTCCCGTCACCGTCACCCGGTGTAGTCGGGTTGGGATTATTCGGGTTCGGGTCTGGACTGCCCGGATCAGGGTAGTTCGGTGTCGGCGGCTGCGTGTTGCCACCGGGCTTCTCGCCTGGCGGTAAGGGGTACGACGGCAGAACGATATCCATCGTGTAGCCCTGCCAGTTGAACAGACCGTCACGACGGGCGTTGATGGCCATCTGAATATAAACCTGACCGCCAGCCTTCAGTGCACGCCCTGCAGTCTCACCGATTGACTCAGCCTGTGCCTTCGTGAGGATGAAACCGGCGTCAGCGGTATAGTATTCCAGCAGCGTTGTCGTTACCGGGTTTACCCCGCCCTGCACGTAGCCAATCCAGACACGGTAATCCAGACCTTCTTCCGGACGGATACCTGAGGCGAAGTGGTCGTACGCGGTAACGTCCTGCAGGATGCGGTTACGGTGCGCCCAGGAGAACACGACATCCTTGCCTTGCGGTTTGGTGTTGTCGAAGTTATCAGCGCGGGCGTCGACCTGTTCATACCAGTGCTTACCGTTGGCCAGCATCAGTCCCGGTGGATACGGCCGGCGCGGACGCGTTTTCATCTGCAGCTGTTTGACGGTGACATCGTCCGTGCTGAGCGACTGGCTGTAGGTGTGAGGAACCACCGCACCATTGGTCAGGTCGGTGTCGCCATATTTCTGCGTACCGTTAGAGTGATTGCGGTCAAACAGCCAGACAACAGCACCGGCGTAATGCGCTGCCGGGATAGTGTCCGCTGAACCACGACCGACTTTAATCCGCTTGCCATCGATGGACTCGACTTTCATCAGCTCGTTATCGACCAGAATGAGGTCTCCCGGCTGCGACGCGGTGATCGGTACGCCATCGGTATCGCTCGTCGCCTTCAATTCAATCTCGTTGCTCAGGAACTGAACGAAGCCTGCAATCTGACCCCACGGTGTCCACGGGCCAGCACCGGCAGCATGGAAGTCTGTATCGGTGTCCAGCTTGTCGTAGAAGTCGTACGCATCGGTCAGGCGGTCAGACGGGCGAGCAACAAACGCCAGCATCTGCGATTTGGTTTTATCCAGACCGTCACGCGCCAGCGTCAGGTACGGCGCTTCGTACAGGTAGAAATCGACAGGCGGGACAATCTTCGTTGCCTGCGTTGCCGCTTCACTGTACTGCGCGACGTTGATGTTCTGGTTGTCTTCGCCGTCACTGCCGTCATCCACGTAATCCTGCGATGCGGCCATCGACATCATCGACACCATGCCACCCTGGTCGTCCGTCGGGTATTCATCCCCTGCAGCCGGTTCTGCCATCGTCGCCACGTTGTAATCGGCCACGGACGCTTCCTGCGGCGGCTTCTTATGAACGCTGAACGGGATGGTGTAATACTGCCAGCTCTCGAAACCTTCACGCATCGAGTCGAGGAAGATCGTGCCGTTCGCCTGCTCGGTAGCGCCTTCTTCAACTTTGGTATCCGTCGCCGCCTTCTCATAGGTGTAGACGAACTGCGTCCCGGCGATGCCAGACTCGGTGCGCACCAGCTGTCCGGTGTTGTTGAACACCCGCAAACGATACGTCTGGCCCGGCTCCGGACCGATGTCACCCGCTTCATGGCCAACCAGCACGTCCTGCTGAATAATGCGGTCACGGTGCGCCCAGCGGAAGGTGGCCATGTCTGGCACTTCGTCGGTACCAATGTCCGCGCGCAGGTCGAAACCGGCGTACCATTTAGCTGTGCCGGCCGCCATCGTCGTGACGGTCAGGTTACCCATCGGCAGCGGACGGATCTGACGGTGAGCAAAGACAATCCGGTCAGTCGGTGCATCGCCTTCAGGGAAGCGCCCGCCGCTCAGCGTCCACGGTAGAATCTTCATGTCGACTGCTTCGCCGGACAGATATTTAACCGAATCGCTGCCGCCGTTGTCATGCGAGATCCAGATGGTCCAGCCTGCGAACAGGCGGTGCGGGATGGTGTCCATCGATCCGCGACCCACCGTAATGGTGTTGGCACCGGCATCCCAGCCTTCCAGCTTCAGCATCTCGATGGCCACACCGCTGTCGTTCTGCACGGCGAGACCCATACCGACCTCGAGCTCATCCCAATCGAAATCAAGGCTCAGCGTCTGGGCGTTCAGCATCAGCGTTTTATCGAGATACATCACAGCCTGATTCAGCTCACCCAGCGGCGTGAAGTCACCACCGCCGTTCTCAATAAACTGGTCACTACCTTCCGGACGGACGAGTAGATCAAACGCCATCGAGATAGGCGTTGGCTTCTCAGCGTGCGCGTGGATGTATCCCTCGAGTGGTTTGACCGCAGCCAGCTCGCCGTCCGGCACCATACGGACCATTTCGGCATAAGGTGTCTCGTACACCAGACGGCGGGCCAGCGCAGGCTTATTGTCCGGCTCGACGTGAGCTGGTGGCTGTACCTGGCCAAACGTATTCAGGTCGATACCGAACATATCCTGCACGCAGACAATCTTGATCTTGCCGTCTGCCTGCCCGGCCTCTTCGTTCGAGCCAACGCGGACAATCACCGTTTCCAGCCCGCGGCTTTCCGGGTCACGCAGCTTCAACACGTCACCTGGCTGCACACGCCACGCCCGTCGGTCACACGTTATCGTGAAGCGGCGAACGTTGGTCGATGCGGATTTGAGGTCACGCTTCGCAATCCAGAGCGCCAGGCGAGCGGTCGGGATGCCGGGGTAATCTCGGGTGTCACTGCTGAGCGCGCCCTGCGTCTGGATGAGCGCGAGGTTATGCGCACGCTGCTGGGCGTCTTCATCGGTGATCGGGTTGTGCCAGGCCACCACGATTTCATTGGTCAGGTTGTACGGCGAGGTGTTGGTCGCCTCATCGATCGAGAGAAGCCCCGAGTCGGTATCGAACACCGGCAGCGTATCCGGGTCATAGTCATCGCGGATCAGCTTGATTTTATACAGACCGGTAAACTTATCGACGTACACCGCAGCCGCGATATGGTCGATGACGGTCTGGACGAAAGACATGATGGTGTCCTGCCGACCCCAGCGCAGGCATAGCCCGAAGTTCTCGTCATAGAGCTGGTCCGCAGCTTTACGCCAGGTATCCTCGAGGAAGAGGTCGCGTGCCCGGCCCAGCCCCCATGCGCGGTTCGTAATGGCTTCGTAAATGATATGCGCCGGGTTCATCGCCCGGATGGTCTTGATATTGCCGTCCGTGTCGTACCCCTGCATCTCGATGACCGCTTTCTCCGGGTACCAGACCCCGCCATCCCAGCCCTGCAGGATACGACGAACGCGGTACTTCCACGCCTTAGGATACGGAGACATCGCGCAGATCATGCCGTCGAAGAAGGTGGTGGTAACACCGCGGAACTGTGACTGCTTGCCTTTCAGCATCTTCCTCAGGCCGGATGACATAGTCTGCGTGGCGCCGCCCAGCATGACGTCGAGTTGGCCATCGATGCCGCCTTCACCCTTCTCACCGCCAAACAGCTTGGGGGCATTAATCCGGATTGATTTGTTCTCGGTTACGCTGCCTTCCCACGCCTTGCGGTCGCCTACTCTAATCTCACAAATCTCGTCAATCGGTCCGCGGCCAATACCCATGTGGACACCCATGTAGTATTTGTAGCCGACCGTCTGCTTCTTAGCCTTTCCCATGGGTAGCCTCCCACTCCGCGCGCGCTAACTTGGCGCACTCGAGTAAAAACGGATTGCTGGTCTGCTCGGCCTGAGCGCATGACAGGCCATTTTTCATGAAGTCCAGAATGTCGATACCCATCCGCTCTGCCTGATGGCGTACGCCCTTCGAGCAGATGTTGAGGGCGCGAGCGTGTCGCATGTAGATCCGTGGCTCGTCTGTCATTTTTTAGCCTGCTTCGCTGTGATTTTCTTCGTACGGAAATTGCCGTACGCAAGCACCTGCCAGTCCGATGTCCAGTTCTCGCCGAAGAAAACGATTTGCGGCGTGCCCTCGTCTACCTGAGGAACATCGAAGTCGGAGAATGTTGCCGCCTTAGGCTGAGCGGGTTTTGGCGCCAGCGCTGCGTTGATGATGATCGAGACCACCAGCATCGCGAGTGCCCAAAAAATTGGCATGGTGATCTCCTTAGAAGACGGGGTTACCGTCAAACGGGGAACGGTCTGGCATAGAGATGATGCCGCCGTAATTGTCCAGGTTGTTGAACTTCGTGTCGCACTCGACCGACGTCCGCGAACAGCCGGGATAAACCTTAATCGTCAGCCCACCGGACAGCCCGCCCACGGTACCGAAGATCGATAAGGTATCGCCGAGGTGCGTCTCGATGGCCCGGCGCTCGACACCGCGCTGAGGGTCAATCCACTCGAGGTAGCCACCGGTAAACCAGTCGTTACCGAAAGCGGCCACGCCGGGGATTATCACCGAATTGCCGCCTACCGATGAGATGGTACCATCATAACGCTTCGACTCTTTGTTCACCTTGCAGCAGCTGTCGTAAACAGCGTACGGGCAGGCGCGGCTCCAGGCGAGGCGCAGACCGTTGCGCTCCATGGCGGCCGATAGGGTGTTGGCGGTCATGACCGAGACAGTCGGGCTGCTCATATTGACCTGGTAGATTTCGCCGACGTAACAGACGGCAGCATCGGTGTCGCCCCAATGGAACCGGCGGATCATAATGCGGAGTGGGTTGATTGGAGGTGTGCCATTAAAAAGGCCGACGACGGCAGACTCGGTTGGAATAGAGATGTTTAGCGCATCCACCTGTGTTTCACCGGTCTGTTTGACGCCGTCGTCGGCAATGCCCATTGGTTCCCAGATGGAACCCAGCAACGACTGACGCGTCGCCGCTGATGTGTAACGCCAGTAATTATCGTTCAGCCGGAACTCATAGAGGTAAATGGGTTCGCCGTCGTAATTGCTGGTCTCAATGATGTTATATGCCATGTCGCCCTCACTGGAAATTGATAGGCGGTGCCGACCTCCTTTCTGACATTGTCCTGAATGTGAGAGGGATCTGGCTGACACCGTCTGAGTCCGTGAGCCTGTTGATCTCGATTGTGTCGATGTCCAGACGGGCCCGCGACATGTAGCTTATCCTGCGCACCATCTCTTTGGGAATAGCTGGGACCGTTTCAGAGAGAGTTAACCACTCTTCGTCGCCAACAACACGGGCGCTGATGATGGTGTTTGGGTACAGCTGGCCATCGAATGTCTCGATGAGAATGTCACGGCGCACGTTCTGATTGGCCACCGCATACTGCTGGTACCCGAAGCGATGAGCGATGAGCGCCCCCGCTGCAGAGTCGATGTTCCGGCTCAGCACGATGTCATCCTGCTGGCTTGGGATGTGAATCTCCCGCCACCGCCCAGCCAGCTTATACAGCGTCTGCTTGAACTTCAGCATGTCCTCGCGACCGTAGACGTGGAAACTCATCTGCAGGTTAGTGAATGCCTGCGCACCGGGATCGCGGTTATAGATATTGCCGATTTCATTGTCCCAGCCGAAGTTCATGCGTTCGAAGCCCAGCGACATAGCCTCTTTGAAGTTCGGCACCCGGGTGAGGATACACAGGTTGGTCCGCGAGTAGACCGGCAGGTTCCACACTTCATCGACTGCCGCCGCTTCGACCGTGCTGAAGCGAATGGAATACTGGCGAACGTGGTCAGTAATGTTACTACCGGTCGGCATGTCCAGCAGGCGGGCGACGCGCACCGGAGTGACGCTCGAACCGCGCAGCACGTCTTTCTGCAAACCGTAAGCCAGCACGATATGCTCACCGGCGATCGAAGCAACGATGTTCAGCTCATAGTCAAACAGCTGGTCGCTGTGACGGATGATGACCACGTCGTTCGGGTTAAAGTCGCGCAGTGAGATATCGGCAAACAGATCAATCGAACCTGCCACGGACTTCGACGTCACCGTCGATCGGTCCCACCAGAGCGGCACCAGACCGTTCGACGAACCGACGCCGTTGATGTACGCATCGATGTAGCCACGACGGTCACCGTGTGCCAGAAACGCGGCCTCGATGGACCGGCGCGGGAAATGGCGTAACCGGCGACGTTGCTCAGCGCCAGACTCGGACGACATCACATCCGTGTTCCATTCCAGCCGCTCGATGATGCTGGTGCTGTAATCCGGCGGCGCCAGAAAGACGGGGTAGCTCAGGCGCTCGTCTGAGTTATACGGCGGCTTCGGCCCGAGCGCGCTGTCAGGGATAGGCACGATGTCACCGACCCACCCGTCAGCACGCGATACCTCGATGAGCTCGTCACCTTTGAACAGCGCATACGTGATAAATGATGGACTGTCGTTCGGCAGCTCGGTGTACGTCAGATCCCACCGGTACACATCATTGGCTGCGATGCTGAAGTTCTGCGACTGCACCGCACCGGCAATGGTCATCGAGAAACGCAGCACTTTATCGATAGACAGCGTGCCGGAGTCATCCACCCAGAACTTCAGAGTGTATGCGCCGGCCGCGAGTTTCATCCACTTGGCCATGTAGTACGTCCGGGCTTCCGCATGGTCGCGTTCGTCCTGGACGTAGATGTCGTAACCGCCATTAACACTCCCCGCCCTTTCCGGGGCGAAGGTTTCACGCAGCGGGCGCAGGCCCGGCAACATTGCCATCAGCCGCTCCTTCCGCTCTTACCGCTGCTCTTAACGATCTGACGTACGCTTGGAGCGTTGCGTTTCAGGATCTGCATGATTACCTCTTCTCCGTCCGGAGCGTTCATCGCCTCTGGAATCTTAGAGCGGTCATCCACCAGCACGAAGCGAGTGGATCGTGGATTCGTGGAACTGTTGCTACCCCGTGACATGTTAAGGATGTTGTTCGGGTCGTTCTTATCGAGCACCTGCTCACCCTTCTGCAGGATGGCCGGTACCTCGTCAGACTTCAGGCCCGGAAGCCCGCCCTCATGGTAGCGCTTAGCGTTTGCGAACCAGCCCGGCTGCACCTGTCGCGCCTGCACGCCGGTACCGGAGGATTTGTCACCAACGATACCACCGTTGTGCATGGCCGCACCGCCTGCTGCCGCCGCTGCCGCACCAACACCGCTTGCCGCACCGCCACCCATGGCGCTCATCAGCATGTTCAGGACGAGCTGCTTAATGATGGCCGTCGCGATCTGCTGAAGCAGCTGAGAGAAGAACTGCAGCATGGCCACACCGACCGCTGCAAACGCAGAACCCAGGCTCTGCGTGCCCGCCACCACCTTCGACATGTTATCGACGATAGAGCTGATGCCTGCATCAACGCCGTCCAGCACCCCGTTGACAATCTGCGAATCCATCTTCGTGTACGTGCCGGTCAGATCCTGCATCGCGGCTTTAGCGTTGGCGATGTTCGCCTGCAGCCCGGTCCACTCTTCGTCGGAGAAGAGGCTCCTCGACTGGTCGGCCTGGGCGCTCAGCTGATTAGTCGCCGCCTCGATCTGCGGGTTCATGTTCTGATTGACGCCCACCGTCTGCGCCACCTGCGTATCTTCGCTGATAACACCGGCTTTGCGGTTGGCGTTGATAGTGTCAATCTGATTCTTGCGCGCTTCCTGCAGCGACTGCAGCTTAGCTTCCAGACGTGCGATTTCCTCGAGCTGCATCTTCTGCTCGATGTACTTCTGGTTAGCCTGCTCCAGCGTGTTGAGCTGTTTGGTCAGCTGGTCGCCTTCCGCGCCGCCAATTTTAGCCGCCTTGGCCTTCAGCTCGTTGTACTGCTGCTGCATCTTCAGCACTGCGGCCTGCGTACGCTCCTGCAGGCTGCTCGTCGGATCCTGCTCAACGGTCTTCAGCTGAATGCTGGCCTGCAGTTCTTTGTACCGGTTCGTCAGCGCCTCGATAGCCTTCTGCCGTTTGTTCACGCCTGAGGTAGAACGCTGTGATGCCTGGAACTCTGCGGTCTCGGCCTGTTTGCGCAGCTTGATGATACCCTGCAGCTGAGCCACCAGTTTGGCACCTTCCGGCCCGCCGATTGCCTGGGCTTTCTTCATGTCCGGAGCGAACTCTTCATCGACCAGCGCCAGACGGCCCGGCAGGTTCTTACGCTGCAGCGCTCGCTTACCTGCCATCTCGGCTTTGTCCGCAGCCTTCTTCTGCTTGTCGAACGATTTGGTCAGGGCATCAATCTGCCGCTGGCGCTCAGTAATGCCGCCGCCCGGATCAGCCGTGTACTGGAATGCTGTTGCACCAGCCAAATCAGCCTGAAGCATCTGAGCCTTTGTTTGGAGGGTCTTTCTGACAACCTCAGACATCGTATCGTCGTACTTGTTTTTGATGTCATTGTTCATGTCCACCCATTTTTTATTAACGTCATCCCAGATCTTCGAGACGTTCTGGAACATATCCCGGTTTTCTTTGGTCAGGTTATCAGCGAGGTCCAGCGCGAACTTCGACAAGTCATCACCGACTCCCGGGATCAGCTGCAGCACGCTGGCAATCCACTGAGCAATCTTCGTCAGCGTCGTGGAGAACATGGTCGTGATTGGACGCAGGACGGCGTACACCAGATCCTGCAGCGCCGCGGTCGGCGACTTAGCGATCGCAACGATGATGTTGGCCATCTGTTTAAAGTCAGCAACGACCTCATCCACCGCTTTAGCAAACGTCTTCGACTGAGAGTACATGATGGCGCCGATGTCGTAGGCCAGCAGTGCCCAGCCGACGTACGGGATGGCTCGCGTCAGTACTCCGAGACCGGTACCCATGATGCGGGCTGCTCCGCCGGCCGCAATCATCTTGCCGGAGAAACTGGTCAGCATCTTTATAATGCCGTCACCGATTTTTCCCAGCTGGCCAAACACACCGCCCAGGATTCGGAGCTGGCCAACCAGCCCTACGACCAGGCCAACAACCTTCAGACCGGCAAATACGCCTAAGGCTGCGACCAGCAGGTCAACGTTATCGATACACCAGATAAGAACGTCCGCCAGCTTCGAGAAGGCTTCACCGAGATTCTTCGCTGCATCTTTACCGTCGCTGCTCGCCAGATACTCCGTCAGACGCTGCAGGAGACGCGTATAGGCATCAATGAAGCCTGAGTCAGCCAGCGCCAGTTTAAACGACGTCATGGCGTTCTGGGCGCGAGCCTCCATGGCATCCACGCCTTTCTCTGCGACCGCCAGCTGCGCATCGATGGCTTTGGCGTTTTCACGGGCAAAGTTGATAACCGCCTGACTGGAGATCTCGCCGTTCTGCATAGCCTTCAGCAGCTCGGCGGTCGTCATGTTCATGCCTTTAGCAAATAACGCCACCGCTCCAGGGAGACGTTCACCCAGCTGGCCGGTCAGCTCTTCCGCATAAACCTGACCTTTGGACAGCATCTGCTGCATAGCGCGGAACACGCCCTGCATGTCATCCGCTGAGAGGTGGAACACACGACCGGTCTTCGCGATACTTTCAAAAATGTATTTGGTCTGCTCGAGCGTGATGCCCGACGATTTGGCCGCAACGGCAAACGAGGTGTAGCCGCTGGCCACGTCCTGCAGTTTGATACCGAGCTTGTCGGACAGGCCGACCATGTAATCCCACTCGGAGTTAATCTTCGCCTGGTCATTACCTACGACCTGCGAAATCTTAATCATGGCCTGCTGGCGCATCTTGTACGCATCGATCGCGCCGCCTGCTAAATCAACACCCGCCTGCAGCCCGACGTACGTGGTGACGAGCGACAGCAACTCGCCGCGAATACGCTGAACGGTAGAGAGCGTCTTGCGTCCCTGGTCCTCGAAGAACGAGAAGCCTTTACCCGCTTTATTCGAGGCATCCTGGTTACGCTTCAATGATTCGGTCAGCTGATCAACGCCGCCGCGGGTTTTATCCACGGTTGAACGAAGACGGTCTGACTCGGTACCCAGCGCACGGGTGTCAACGCCAGCGGCTTTGAGGGCGTTCTGTGTGGTGCGCGCTGCGCCGCCGGCCGCACGAAGCGAGGACGTGGCAGCATTGAGTCGCTGCTGGGCGCCCTGCATCTGCAGACCGAGGTTGGCGGTGTCGCCGCTGGCGCTGCGCATCTGCGTCGCGAGTTCCATCACCTCTTTCTTCGCAGCGTTGTATTCAGCGCGAGCCGTACGAACTGCCGCGGTCTGAGCGCGGAACTGATCAATAAGTCTGGCCAGACTGACCGCTGCCGTCTGCGCAGCCTGCAATTCGCGGAGTGCGCCTGCAGCCGCTTTCGAGTCTTTCCCGGATTGCTCCAGCGCGGAGCTCAGGCCATCAACCTGAGTCTCCAGTCCTGCTAACGTAGACCGCGCAGCAGCCGCAGGAGAAATGATGGTCTGAAGGTCACCAGCCAGAGATGTATTGCCAGACAGGCGTGTTGAGGCGACCACGCGGCCCAGAGTCTGATAACCCTTTGCCGCTGCCAGTGCCTGATCCGCTTGTCGGCGCAAGCCATCGATAATCTTGTTTTGTGCATGAGCCTGTTCCTCGATACGGGACATGGCCATTGCTGCTGCGCTCGCAGCCGCTGCATCGGCTTTTGCCTGGTCATCTTTCGCGTCCTTATAGCGCTTGGCGGCAGCAGGTGCTTCCTGAATGATTTTGTCCTGGCGCTCAAGCACGGAGTTAACTCGGGCCACGCTGGCTACGATATTCGATTGCGTGCGCCCGAGATCATTAGTGGCCACGCCGTAACGCTGCAGCTCACCGGCAGTTTTGGCCACTCGCTGTTCGGCATCCGCGAAACGCTTGGACTGAGTCTCGACAGCCCGGTTAGCCCGGCCCATCTGTGTCTCCAGCGTTTTGGATACTTTCTCTGTCGCCTTATACGTCGCGGCGACTTCCGCCTGCTTAGCGCGGACGGCTTCGAGTTTGGCCTGCTGTTCGGTAAGCGCGGCGTTCTGGCGTTTATAGACCTCGACCAAAGAGTTGAGCTTGAGCAGCGCCTGACCGGCACTCTCCAGTTTTTTATAGCTCGCCTCCAGATCCTTCATGGACGCTTCACCGCGTTCAGCAGCTTTGCGTTGCTCGTCCTGCGCCTTCGATAATTCCTCGATACCTGAGATAACCTGCTTCAGGGTTTTCTGGGAATAGTCTCTGGCGCGGATCCTTAGCTCAACATCTTTGGAATTGTTAGCCACGGTTTAAGTCCTTAATCATATCTGTGTACTGTTTCGCGCCGCCCTTACCACCCATTACCGCTCCGAGCAACGCCTGCATCAGCGTCGACTCGGTAACGATACGGTTGTTATTGCGGCGCCGTACGATGTCCGCTTCCACGCCTACTTTCGCTAACGAGTAGTGAGCGGCAAACGGGTGCCCCTCAGACAGCAGAAGCGACACCTGCTCACGGACTCTGTCGTGGTAATCCCAGATTACTTCGCCCGCGGTTTTTGGGGCTTGCTTTGCCCGGCTGGCTTGAGGTCTTTTACGAGCGCCATCATCCTCTCCATCAGCTTTTTTGCTCCGCCTACCTCTTCGAAGGTCAGCTTGCCAATGGCCTGAAGACTGTCGACCTGGGCCAGAAGTGGGAGACGTCCAGCGGTGTCTACCATCTCAGGTTCGTCGGCGGCGCGGGCGATGATGTGTGATACCAGACCTGGTGCGTCTTTGATCAGGCCCGTTGCGTAGCGGCCCATCGAGATAGTGCTCATGCCACCGGTTACAGCTTCCTGCTCATAAATCGTGAACAGTGCTTCGAGGTCGGTGTAGTGAAGACGGATTAAAGCTGAGAGGTCGGTGAAGGATAAGGCGCGCACGGTGAACTCATAATTGCGGCCTTTAATTGTTTTAGTTTCTGGTTTGAAATCTGCTAATGACATGGTGGATGCTCCTGTTGGCTAAACGTGGCTAATTTAGCATGAAACCTGAGCGCTGATACAAGAAAAGCGCCCGTAGGCGCTTTGCTGTGTTACTGGTGCCGCATTTACGCGGCGGCGAAGGTTGTCGCGGACGACGTAACCTGCTGGCCGGTGCCACTCAGTGTAGCCGTAACCGCTGACGCACCTGCCGTCGTACGGTTGAGCTGCACGGTGATCTGACCGCTCGCATTGGTCACGCCGCTGGCCGGAGTAACCTGACCGCCGTTGGTCGCCGTGAACGACATAGCTGCACCCGGAACGATGTTGTTAAAGCCATCGCGTACGGTGAAGGTGACGTTCGCTGCAGTGCCCACGGTGCCGTTAGCTGGCGGGTTGGTGACAGACACAGCACGCTGGTCTGCCGGTGACACCGCCACGCTCGAATCGCGAATATCGATGTAGACGCGTTCGGTCGCGCTGTTCAGGCGCAGAGCAGAGAAGGTGAACGACATAACCTGCCAGTCATCGCCCTTCAGTGCATAGTCGCCGTCCGGCTGCAGAGCAACTTTCGGGAAGAAGTAATCCTTCTGACTGCCGACCGGGTTGTCAGAGATGAAGCGCAGCGAGCCGTACACCATCGCAGACCGACCGATAATCATCGTGCGGACCTGAGGGTTCACGTCGTACTGCAGCACCGCCTGCTGACCGTTGCCAACGTCAGGCGCGTCCGGCTCGACGTACAGACGACCGGTAGCCAGATCAACCTCGAAGTTACCAGCCAACGGTACCATGGAGATGCCGCTGATGGTTGAGATGTCACCGCTGCCCACCGAGATGGCCACGTTCGCATCAACAACACCCACGGTCAGGTTGTTAATGTCACGCACGCCGGTCGGGTTGTTCGCGTCGGTACCGATCTGGATGTAACGCGCTTTACGGATCGCCGGGATAACTTCTTTCTTACCGGTCACCTGAGTCTGAGTAACAACCGCTTTCTCACCGAGGAAGAACAGCGCCAGGTTATCTGCGTTGACTTCGTCAGTGGTAAAGGTGCCGCCCTGAGTCAGCTCGAGCAGGACACGCATGTCCATTTCGCGCAGACCAGATTCAGATGAGTAGTGGTCCAGCGTTTCACTGTCGGTGTTGATCGTCAGCTCCGGCGTGTTGCCGAAGTAGAGTTCACCACCTGCCGAAACATTCGAACCAGGTTTGAACTGGTTGAAGTAAATCCGGCCACGTCCTACGACGTAATTCGGTTCATAAGCAGGCATTTATCGCCCCCCTTGTGGTTTTGATAAGTCCGATTTCAGCCCTACCAATACCGGTAGGTAGAAAAACGCCTTTGAGGATAAACCGTCTTCCGGCGGTCGCACAACGGGCTGGGCGACGGTCAGACTGGATATTAACCCGCCCAGCATGAAAATGCCTGGGAATTTTGGTCGTCCATGTCCGTCAGTAGCGACGATGTCTGAAAGCCGCAGCTCAACGTCTGCCAGAAGACTGTATGCAGGATCAGTAGGATTGAGAGGGTCGTCCTCCACCCAGCCCTGCAGCATCAGCAACCAGCTGTCCAGCCGGATGAGATTTCGCTCGTCTGCAAACTGGCCATAGTTGGCCGCTTTGCCTTCGAGAATGCTGATTAGGGGCAACGGGTCCGTGGCGCCGTAGCGGTCGCGGCCACGCTTGATATGGCCAGTCAGATTGAACTCGTAGGGATCGATGCCGTTGATGCCCTCGAGATGCGCTGTAAGTGCTTTGAGGATTCGCAGGCGGTTGGACTCAGCCATTGGATAACCTTTCGAATTGGCGGTAGAACTCACCGGCCACCATGGCGCCCAGCTTCGGCTGCAGCTCCGTGATGACGCCTGAGAACACCTGGTCAACGGATGGTCCGTAGAGCAGAGCAACCTTACCGGGTACCAGCCACGACTGGTGAGTGGTCCGCTTATTCGATATCTGCTCGCCTGCCTTGAGGCGTACGGCCAGACCGAGGTTGAAGTTATCCTCAGTCAGGCTGGCCCCTTTATTCAGGCGCACAACGAAAGCGTTTTTCAGGTAGGTCGTCCGTCCGCTTTTCACCCGAACGGATACGCCGCCCGGCATCTTGCTGTTCGGTACCGGATTACCGGTGACGAACCGCGCGAGGCTGGTGGCACGTTTACGGCCCAGAATGGCCGCTTCGAGTTTGGTGTCGCTGGCCAGACGCGTGACGCGAAGACGGTCAGCATTCAGGTAGCCATTGGGGAAAGCGACTTCATCGAGCATGGCAGTTTTGATGGCCGACATGCCTTTCCCTTTAGCCGTGCCGTTAATGGCCAGACGCATCGCGCGCGCTGTCATTTCTGGCATCGTCCGGAAGTATCGCTCTAAATCATCTGAGCCGGCCGTGACGACAGTGACTGTCATAACCGCGTTACCTGCCAGATTTCTTCGACGGGTCCGGCCACCTTCTCCTTAACCTGCAGGGTGAGGCGGACGTTGTCGTAGCCCTCGGCTGTCATGATAACGGTATCACCAATCTGCGGCACGATGCCGAGCGTGGTCAGTTCACTACGCAGGAAGATCACTCTGTCGATGCCCTCGATGACGCTGGCGTAGCCGTTGTCCTGGAGGTCGCCCAGCAGCGCCAGCTTGTTATGCCAGCGGACCGAGATGTCCGTAAGGACACCGGTAGAGTGAGCCAAATGCTGAGCCGCGACACTCATACGATCATGAATGTCGCGGCGAGCCTTCGCTTTAATAGCAGCGAAGTTACGCATTAGAGCTCTTCTTCGCCTTCGCTGCCTTTAGCGGTCTTTTCAGTCTTGACCGTTTCAGGCTTGGCGTTTTTCTTCTCTTCTTTGGCAGTACCGTTCTGGGTATCGCCAGCTGGTTTAGCCGCCTGCTGCTCTGCCAGCACCTGAGCGCGTACTTCCTGCTCAATCTGCTCGCGAGCTGCGTTGACCGCATCGGCTTTCTCTTTATCGAGATCCGCCTGGGTCAGCTTCAGGGTTTCGACAGAGCCTTCACCGGCGTCGTCGCCAGCGATAACTTTACCGACGGCATCCGGGTTCAGACGCTCAATCCACGACAGCTCTTCCGGTTTGAAATCGAAAGGCTGGCCGATAGTTGGACGTACGGATTCACCTTTACGGTCCAGAAGAATGGTTTGCAATACAAGGCGCTTTGGCATGGTCTTTCTCCACTGAAATCTTAAAAAGCCCGGCGAACCGGGCGATTAGCTTACCGTTATGCGGTTACTTCCGGCATCACGGTGATAAGGAAGGTCGCGTTCGGATCCGCAGGAACCATCAGCGGCGCACCCTGCGTCAGCAGGTATTCCACGCTCGGGTCTTCCTGTTCCCACATTTTCGGGAAGTACTCCAGAGCCTGATAGCCAGCCCCTTTGTCCAGGATAGCGCCGAAGCAACGGAAGCCGTTGACCGAGTTAGCGATGCCCAGAATCTTGTTCTGCGGGAACAGATACTTCTGGACGTTCGCCTGGTCGCGGTACTTCTGGGTGTTAACGAAGATACGGATTTTACCAGCACCGTTCAGACCAGCGATGGAGCCCATATATTCGACACCTTCCAGGCCATCCCAGAAACGGGTGACGCTGGTTTCGTTGCCGCCGATGTTGCGGTCCTGCAGGCCATTCTCTTTGTACAGCAGATCGTAGTTGACCTTAACGAACTGGTCCCACGCGTCGCCGCCGAAGATGTAGTCAGTGATGACCGCACCAGACACCGATTTGTCGTTGGCCAGCTTTTTGCCCTGACGCAGATCCGAGAAGGTTTTCTCAGAAGTGACGCCTGCAGCAGTCCAGTCGGTAGTGATGGTCAGAGCCGGGTCACGCTGGAAGTCCACGCGCACTTTCGGGTAATCACCTTCAACGCCTTCGATATCGATGTAGCCGTAGATCAACGCCTGCGCCGCCATCCACTCCCACGTATTCTCATGCATGGAGCGATGCTTCTGCAGGAGATACGCGATGATACGGTCACGGCGCTGTGCCAGCGACAGCGTACCGGTCAGAGCATTCTCGCCTGGCTGCAGCGGAATGATGAGGTTCGGGTCGATGACGTGCTTAGGTTTCACGTAAGCTGGTTTGAAACGCATTGCGCTCCAGCCCTGCTCTTTCAGCACGCGACCTTCAGCCGTAGGCATCACGAACGGAGCAATACGGGTCTGGTCAGTGAAGACTTTGTCGAAGGAGATCCAGTCTTCTTCGAAGTTAATCTGCTGCGGGAACCAGTTCAGGAAGAACGCAGGCAGAGTTTTAAATTTACGCTGTACCAACAGAAGTCGGTAGGTATCGTACAGTCCAGCCATCGTAAGCCCCTTAGATAACCTTTTTGATGATGATGGCAGACGGGCTATTACGGAAAGCCGCCTGACGTTGTTCGAAGGTAGTCAGAGAGGCATCCCACACCAGCGCGTCAGGGTTGAACTGACCGGCCGTGTAATAAGGGACTTTCTGACCGGAAACACCGGCTGTGAGTGCGATGAACATCGCCACTTCGGTACCGTCTGAGGCAGCAGGCGCGTGAGGCACCAGCAGACCTGCTGCCGTAACGGCCAGCACGGTATAGATCGCGAAGTTAGCACCGGCAACGCCACCGTCGGTATGGACATCCGCATCACCAGAGAAAAGGTGAGTAGGTTCCCATGAACCGATAGGACCGCCGCCAGCGAGCAGGTTAGGTAATGATCCAGG